CTGTATGAGGGCATATACTAAAGGGATTATGATCTGTGGATGGATTTCTTTGTTAGGGGGGCTTCTTCATTTGGGATTAGGAGCCAGATTGTTACGATGAGTGGGATTAATGATCCCATAGTTTTTAGTATTATTCTATGTGCCTTAGTATAATCCCATATGTGTGGGATACCAGGATTAGTGATGAGGTGTATAGGGTTAGTATTATTAGCTGTGAGATGATATACCTTATTTTGTTTGTTGGGTGGGTATGCTTGTGGGCTTGGTATATTTTCTCATTACGTATGAGGGTTAGAATGGTGACTACGGATAGGATTATTCGGATTATGTGATAGAGGATGTTCATGGTAGTGATATTATATCGATTATGGTTATATCTGTTGGGTTTACTTTAAGGATCTCTCTTAGCTTTAGCCTTATGAGGTTCTTCGGGATTGTTATCCCATATAGTTAGCATATAGTTAAACCATTCGGGATGGTCGCATAGTTTGATTAATTGGTTTTGATGTATGGTGTCATAGGTTATAATATTTTGATAGGTCCTCAATGAATTGTTCCTCTTCTTCAAAATAGTCCTGGTCTAATACATATTGAGATACGTAATGATGATAGAGTGGGCCAAATAATAGGGTAAATAGTTTACCCTTAGCTTCATCAGCAATTTGTTGAAGTTCATCGTCTTCTTCTTCTGAAAGTTCAAAGATTTCGTTTATTATTCGGTCATTGGCAGTTTTCCAAGTTTTTACCAGTTCCCTGGCTTGTTCATGTACCCCTGAAGGTAATGAGTCTAAGGTATGTTTAAGTTCTTCGGTAATCATAATGTTATTTGTTTATGGGTTTAGCAATTACTAATATGAGTCCTTGTGGATATAAGGTATACATAATCTGATAGTTCCCTGTGGGCAAGAAGACCTGCATTATGTTTGCAAGTAATGGGTAGATTTTCCATTGGTTTTCCTCTAGAAAGTTATTCCAGTCATCGGATTCTTCTGGATAATTACCTGATAGTTGGATATGATACTGTTCTTGGTCAGCAATAAATAAATTGGTTACTACCTGTATTTCATCTGATTCCCTTTTGTATTGGGTAATTGGGTACCAGATGCCTTCGGTTTTCCATTTATTAAGTTGGAACAGAGACATGCCCTGTTCCAGTACGTTGAGTAATTTATATAAGTTTACCATAGTGATTATTTATTTAGTTGGTTAAATAATTCTGATACTGCAAGTTGTTGGAAGATTTCTGTTTCTCCGTGGTCTGATTCCCATTTTTCGATAGCATTATAAATGTTGGTATATTGGGATATCATGTCATCATCTTGTTCATCGTCTTGGATAAATTCCCGGAGATGTTTTTTGAGTCCGGTTATGATATAATCCTGATGTTCTGGGGTTAATTGAAGGATTCCGAATAAGATAGCCTCTACCTGTGCGGGTGAATAATCATAATATTGGTCGTCGGCACCCTTTGTTAAGTCCATGTGAGAAATAATGTTTTCCCTTAAGTTTTCGAAGAGAACTTCCTCTGAAGCATATGTGATGATATATCCCGAGATATAAGCAGCAAAAGGTTCATCCTCTAAGTCGATTGAGTAAACCTGGATATTGGTAGCTTCCTTGTTAATATGAAGACCATCTGAGTAATCATAAGTATAAATGGGGTGGGAAGCAAGCAGTTCCCGGATGGCCTCTAAATTTTTTAGTTCTTTCATAACGTCTATATTAAAATGGTTTGAGAAATATTTCTCATTGCTAATATACAAAATTATTTCTAAACTTGTTCTTATAACTACTTTTATTTTTATAAATAGGGAGGTTCTGGGAGGTGTTTTGAGTGCCTCCCAGAAGATTTTGTTAATATTGCCCTGTCATAGTAATGATAATGAAAAGGGATTCATCATTGAAATGTACCTGGATAGTATCCCCTTCGTGATTTGCCATAAAGTGATGGTTATTATTGAGTTTTTCTAATTGGTAACCGGCATTGGGATAATATTCCTTTTGAAGCAATTCGTTGATGTAATTAAGAACTGCCCGTTCAAAAGCATCTGATTCCCTGCAATAGGTTTCTACCTTTTCGTCATCGTCTATGGGATAATCCCGGAATTGGAGATTAAGAGTTCCCATATATGATTCATCCGGATTTGAGATTTCGTTAACTGATTGAGCAGTGTAACCAAAAGCATCAAGAGTTCCATCAAAGTAACCCATAATGTGATTTGAGATTTCGTTAATAGTTGTCATAAGCAATAAGTTTTGTGACCCTGTTCGAGGTCGGTTAATAATTATATTTATTTTTCTCTTATGCAAATATAGAAATAATATTTTAAATATGCAATAATTAAGGGAGCCCAGATGTTGGTGTTTCTGAACTCCCTGAGGATATATTAACTGGTTAGGGATTAGTATAATTCATCGGCCAGCATTGGTTCCTTTTGGGCTTATTTAATTTCTCTTTAGAACGTCTTGTAGCCCAATTCTCGTAGGGTTTGTAACTGAAGGTACGTGTTGTTTCATCGTATGCAGCATATACCATTTGTTTACGGGATATTCTCCTTCCGTAAGTTTTCTTAAGATTAGCAAACCAATCTAGATACTCCTGTAAAGAGTTAAAGATTTCTTTGTTCCCGTCTAAATCATTTTTAGGACGGGTTTTCCATGTTGCTTCTATATAGCATTGATGTAGGGTGATTGAAATAAAGTATCGGCACCAACTACCACCAAAGATAGTGCCCGGGGAGAATTCTATCTCCCGAGCAACTAATGGACTAACGTTATACTTTGTCATGCGATTGAGAAATTAAGTTGGAAAATCCAGTTGTTTCTATCGAGTTGATTGAATGATATGAACCTCCCATCGTTATCGGTAAATTCATGCATGAATTGAACTGCAGCAGATGCTAATTGCCCCTTATAGGGATTAGTATCGGCAGTTATGATTGATTCGAAAATGAAAGAATAATAGGTAGTATCATAGATTTGTACCTGATTAATATCCAAGCAATTGAGTTTGTAATCATCCTCTAGTTTGATTAAGAGTCCCATTAGAAGATTTAAGAGATGACCCTTTTCATCGGAGTCAAGTTCAAATGTAGATTTCTTTTCTAAGAAATTGCGAACTACCTTAGTTAGTTCGTCTGCTTGATTGTAAGTTACTGAGTTCGTTTTCATATTTTTGTCTATTTTTAAAGTGATATGCAAATATAAGCATTTTTATTTTTATAGAAAAATATATCTATTTTATTTTTAAGGAGGCTGAGGATGTGTATACGCTAAGAAAGGCAGTGGATTAGACTGCCTTTCAATTATTAAGGTAATTGGGGAGTTAGCAAGTATAGAGCCTCTCTTATGATTGAACTCTCCATAGGTTCTAAAGAGGGTTCCTTATCCATTAGCCCACCTTTCTTCTTCTCGTTTTTCAAATACTTCATGTATGGCTTGCTTTAGTTTAGTAGCTAATATCTCTGATAACTCCTGAGATTTAAGAGAGTAAGTAACCCATTCCGTATTTCCCTAATATCCTGGTCATTTTCAGTGATGGGTTTTGCTTCTACCAATTCTTGTATACCTGAGGAATACTTATTAAACTCTTCATACCCTAAATGTTGTGGGTCATTAATGAAGATACTAAATCCATCATAGGTAAGTCTAGTATCAAAACCTACTCCATGATATAGTTGTACAAAGATTCTCCTCAGTGTATTGAAATCTTTTAGATGGTCCAATTTTATTCCTGATTCGAGAGGTATTCCATATACCTTTTCACCCTTCAGTACTACTAACAGAACCATTAGTCTTGGTGGTAATTTTTTCTCGTTCATAAGCAAGTTTTTGTATTATGAGTTGTACATAGGTATTTCTCTCTTTATAGATAAACATTACCGAGAGAAGTATCTCATGTTTCGGTAATATCATCTGTATGAAATTGCCTGGAGCAATTACAGTAGCTACTACTGGAGAATCCTCCTGAGAGAAATTCTCTAATATCATTTCTGCCCTCTTAATGGGTTCTGGTTTTGTGGGGTCCAAAGTTAGGACTGGAGCAGTTATACATTCCTTGATGCCCTGTGTTAAGGCATTATATAACCATTCATCTTTTATATCCTCTACTTGGAGGTTTTTCATTGTAATCATATCCTAAACCTATTTAGAGTCCATACACCCAGGATATTAGAGAATACCCATAGTTCCCAGTTTTTGTAAAAGTTATGGGGTTTACTGAATTGAGATGTTTGAAATATTATCTGATTTGGTGTTCTAGATAACATTTCTGCATGACAAGTTAATACTCCAGAAGATAATTGAGCTTTAAAAGCTTTAATAATATCTTCATCACTTTTAGTCTCTAATGAGGTAAGCAATTTAATAAATTCTACCTCTACACCTTGAGACATGTTTACATTTCTGAAGGCAAACTTTTCTTTATTTTCCATATTCGTCATTTTTAGATAAGAACTCTTGAGCTAGTTCATCTTGAGTTCTTTCGATTATGTTCTTTACTATGGTTTTATTTTCTACTCTAGCCCACATATATAGCATGCCCAATTGAGCATCCATATAGCAATCTATAAGAGATGGGTCCTTTCTAAATACATCCCATTGTTTTACGAAATTTGTTCGAACCAAATCCCTATAACCCTGGTTTGATATGCCATCTTGGTCTATATAAGCAGATACCCTTTTCTTGACTTCTAAAAGGATTTTCTCTAAGCTTTCGGGTAATCTGAAATTTTCTGGTAAGTCATGATATACCAAAGCATTAGGTATCAATTCCTCAAAGGTAAACTGCTTATCGAATAGATTTTTAGGATATCTACCTGAAAATATCAATGGTAGCTTATACCTTAGCAACGATGGTACTACGTCGTATATAGCATAATGTCTTCTATATTCTCGGTACAAGTCAAAATATAGATTCTCATCGAATATACCCGATTTCCTCATTATTGCCTGTAAAGTATTATAAGCAGCATTGACATGAGTATTACTCAATTCGAATACTAAGTTGCCATTTTTAATAGCAATGAGTTCACTACAGCATCTCTTTCGTCTAAATAAGTTCATGTGATTAAAATGTAAAGTTAATGTATATTTTCCTTTTTCCCTTGAGAAATTTTTCGTGATTTGAGTCATCATACTTATGGCAAGCATAAGTCTTAGATGATTTATCATAATGGTCTCTTACCCATACTGGAGCAGTATCAGTTGGTTTTAATTTAAAGTATGTACCCTGATTAACCTTGTTAACCTGAGTCTCTCTGTAAGATGTCTTTGGTAGTTCCATATTTTTGTCTATTTTAAGATTGATATGCAAATATAATTCTTTCTTTTTAAATATGCAATATCCGGATATAACTATGGAAGCTTACTATTTCGGAGGAATTGAGATGCAAATGAGCCGTCCTCTTTCTCTTCTTCCCCAAAGTCTTCATATTGGTATAACTCTGGGTCTTCTTCGTCTGGGTCTATACGCATTTCGATTTCTCTACGTAGTTCATGATGTTCTTTAGAGAATGAAGACATAGCTCCCTTATAATCATCAGTAATTTGCATTAACTCTGCTTTATTAAGGTTAAGACCCTCTTTACTTGTATCTACTCCTTCTTGTTTAGTAGCAACTACTTCAGGTAGAGACTTAATGTCATATCTATCCTCCAATAGTTTAGCCTCTTCTGGTTTATCTAATACCCTTTGTGATTCCAATACGATTTGACGTGCCTCTTCAACGGTGATTGCATTTTGCTGTGTTACGTTGTTCTGTTGATTAAATTGGGCAAAGATATTTGTAGTACTTCCTCCAGTAAGATTACGTACTATTGATTGCAGAGATGTAGAGGATTCAAGCTTTAATTTAAGGGCCTTTCCCAGCTCGGCAGATATAAACGGTACGTATTTCCCTCCCTGAGATTCTCTTAGGATATTAACCTGATGGGCTATTTCCATACGGTCTTCTAATGCCCATGCTAGTTGTTCTCCCATTAATGCTTGTAGTAAATCTTCTGCCTTTTCTTTATCCCATATTCTAGAGCTTAATAGCCTATCTCTCATAAATACCCGTATGTAGTTAATATCTATACCCATACGGTATGAGAATGTATTGATATCATAGGTGATACCACATAATACACCATTACCCATCAGCCATTGATTAATAATGTAGTTGTGTATCTTTATCAGAAGTTCATCATTTGGGTTCTTCTGATATTCTAATGCCATTGCAGTAGTCCCCATAGGTCTTGGGAATCTTACCATTTTATTTTCCTTTTCTGACATACAAATGAGATTTTCTGATATCGGAACTTTCATCATAACCCATATACTCTAAATCGAACCTTACATACAGATTCAAAGATAGGTTATAGAAATATCCCTTATATTTTTTCTTACTTACTGATAAATTAAAGGGTTCACCAGAGATTAGGTCCCTGGTGAATACTAAATTACCTTTCCCAGTGATGGGAATATTAAGGCAAAGTTTATAATCCCCTACCTTAAATTTATTCCCATGCAGGTCTGTGATTTCCCTTGCCATAGTTTGCCTTTTTATGGTTCGTAGGTTTTTTGTCTTGTTTACTACGGTTATTGGTTATCCCCTTTTGCTCTTCGATTAATTTCTGAACCTTTGGGAATAACCTTTGCCTTAAAGGAACTACCTGAGTAGCGAAAAAGGCATTCCATAATTTCTGAGTTAATGGTTCTCCTATTTTAAGTTCTGAGATTGCCCAGAATTTAGTTTCGAAATTCTTAACTATTTCCCTAAATCGGTAGTAGTATATATTGCCAGTCTTTTTATCTATCCCAATTGAGGTAGTTTGGCAATAATCTAGAAATTCTTTACCTAATTCGGATATAAACTCTTCCCTTTTAAAGTCATAATTCTCTTGGTCGAGCTTAAATAATTTTACGTAATCGATTGCTTCCATATAGATTTAGTTTGTGATTATTAAACGAGGTATACTTTCATCTGTAATTTGAAATAAGTACCCTCTTACATCATCTTCATAATAAGAGGACCAATATGTTCTTCTAATTCTGAAATTATCAAGGATTGCCCCTTTGGGTACTCCAGTAATAAATAAGCAATGCTTAGGCATCATTGGAGTAATCTCAAATTTCCCATCCTTGAAATTACCATAGGTACCGTAGTCGGGCATATTACCCGTAAATCCAGTATTCTGTAATATGTCTTGAACCAGAGTAGTTTGGGGTATTTCCTTTTGGTTACATTCTATGGTTAACTTCGATTTGCCTATATATAGGTCTTTAACTATTTCTCTAAACATTTGTATATGATTATATGGGTAATACCATTTTCCTTGAAGTAAAGGTTATTCTGTGAACATTCCTCTAACTTCTTTAATTCTCTTCGAGATTCAGTACAAATTCTATCAGATTTCTTTAATATATCTGATACATTATCCCAGATGGGTGCCATTGGTTCTACTGGCCCTGCATAGATAACCTTATGTTTAGTTTCTATTTGGGGATATTTAGATTTATACTGATATTTGCCTTTGCAGTAAAGTACGTTATACTTTTCTGGTTCGTTTCTTTTTTCGTTTTTCATTTTTGTTAGGATTAATGTAATCGGATATTTCATCAAGTTGCCCTAAAATCAAGGCCTGAATGAAAAGGTTTATGGGCCTGAAAAAGAAATTCCTTACGTTATCGGTATTTATATACCAATCGTAAACGATAAAGAACTTCTTAATCTTGGAGTGCTTAAGTGAATGTTGGATTAGATAGGACTTACAACATCGTTTATGTAATTCTACCAATTCTTTGTCCTGCTTAAGCATCTCTTTATCAGAGAAGATAGTATAATCCATTTTGTATGAATTAAGATGCCCGGGATAATTATCCCGGGCATCTGGTTAATAAAGGTTTATGCAACTTGTTCGGGTTTGAGGACTTTCTTTCTAAAGTCCTCGTATGCTTTAGCAGCAGCCTTGAATTCCTTGGAGTTCTGGTCCTTGATACGAGCCATTGCAAGTTCCAATCGATGGAGTTCGTTTCGAGTTTGTTGTCTCCATTTCTTCCGAGCAAGTGTATCAACTACATCGGCAGGGTATACGTATTTAACTTCCCGATTAGAAATTACCTGTTCGATGATGGATGGTTTTTGTTGTTCCTTAACTTCCTTGACAACCTGTTCCTTTTTGGAAGTTTTGGTTTTAGGAGAGAGTTCTACCAATTTGGCATTGGCAAAATTAGTGGCAGCTTCTTGAGCATCTTTTACCAATTCCTTTTTAGTCTTTTTGGCCTTAGGGGCAGAAGCCTTAGCAGTCTTAGAATTTTTAATTCCTTCAAGTTGTTCGGCAACCTTAGTTGCAACCAGGTTAGTAACCTTTGTTTCATTCTTTTCCATAATGTCTATATTTAAAATGTTAGTAAAATGATTAATTTCTTTTTCTGATACAAATATAAGAACTTTATTTTAAATAGAAAAATTTTATTTGAATTATTTTCTATTTGCTCGGGTTAATCGGCTAGGAAGTCGAAGATTTCTGGAGGATAGTTAATTTCATCCTCTGGATCATTTATGTAATCTTCATAATCCTCGTTATATTTATCGTAAATGTTATCTTGTGATGTATTGGGTACCCTTGTACATCTTTCAGGATATTTCTTTACGAAGTCATAGGCTTCTTGAGTAGTCATTACCTTGTCTGAGGTAAATTCGTAGGTTACATAAGAATAAGTTTCACCCAATCTAGAAACTTCATATTGCTGGTATCCAGATTTCTCAATCTTATAGATTTGATTTTCTGGAATCGTTTCTATTTCTACCCTATATTTATACCATTGCTTCTTCTCTTCTTTTGGTTTAATGTTCATGCTATCTTGAAGAGAGATTAACTTGGTTATGGGACTTTCAAAATGAGAAGGAGCAGTGCTCACTTCTACTGGATGAGTTCTATTCTCACCAATAAAGTAAATCACTGCCCCCAGGGTTACCAGGCCCAATATGGATTTAGTTTCTGAGTTCATAACCTGTAGTTTCGAATTTATTTTTAATGTTCTTTGCAAGGTATTTACCTTTTGATTCTGCTTGATGTAAACCGTTGCAGATTTCATAAGGTACATCATCATAGCGATAAACTCGATTACCTTTAAAAGCAACCCAAAGGTGTTTCTTCTTTGAGTCATAACCAAAGCCCTCAATATTAGAGGATTCGCAAGGAATCATTTCGACTCCAGTGTTCATTTCTACTGATTCTAAGTATTCGTTCTTTTCCATGTCTATATTAGAATTTTAAAAGTGTTAGTTCTGGGTGGAATTTGAAATTTGCCCTCTGGAATATTGCCCAGGTACCAAGTACTCCCTGAGAATTAGTATGTACCCATTCATCTTCCATTCTGAATAATATGTGAGAGCATACCAGCATTTGGTATTCACTTAGCATATTTATCAGTTGAGGAGTATTCTTGATTTCCACGTATAATTCAATGTGCTCATCTAGTGCTCGAATTATTTCGTCATCCTCAATCTGAAGGAGTTTTTTGATTAAGTCTTGGGCAATATCATTCCCATTTTTAACATCCTCTTTGATTGAGTTGAGTGATTCAATCTGAATACCAGCAATGAGCTTTACGATGTCTTTTGTTTCCTTGTCCATAATTAAATTTTCTTTATATGCAAATATACTAAAATTATTTTATATAAAATACTCTTTTAATAAATACGGAGGTAAGTGTTAGCGGTTCTTGATTTCTTCCATCTTTTCCTTTATGGAGTCTGGAAATATAGCATCGTTTACCCATCTTAGGAAGAATTTAGAAGGCTTCTTTTCGGGACTTAAGAGCAATTGTCTCTGTTCAGTAGAGAACTTAATCCTTTCGGATTCTAACATATACTTTGGAAGTTTAGTGAATTCTGCCTGAGAGAAGGAGATTACGTTTTTACCAACTTGGGCCCTTAATGGTTTCTTCCTTTCCTTATAGAGATATGGGATAATCTTTTTCGAGGGTCCCCCAAGAATGCTAAAACCAAAGATTACCATTGGGTCAAATTTATCTGCTTTTGGGTCCTTAGCTCGTTTGATACATCTTGCCATCCAAGAGAATGAATTTGGATATTGCTTATTGTCGGTTGCTTCTCCCACATCCTTTTTATTGAACTCGAATCCAGGAAAGTGAAATAGAAAGTCCTCAGTAAGGATAAATACAAATCCCAATCCCCTAAGATATTTAATGATATCTTGTTGGCTTTTACCCTCTTCAATCATTTTCTCTACATCTGCAAGAATGTCCTCCCTTGGTGATTCCAATTCCTTAGTTGTAGACCCTGCAGGTCTTCCTCTGCCAACATTGGGTGCCTTAGCAGGCAATGTACCAGATAACCTATCTAAGTATTCTTTGAAGTTATCAATATCTTGTTTATTAGTAAGAGTTACTTCTACTCTTATAGGACCGTTATGCTGTACTTTTGGACCTGAATTCATCTCGGTATAGGCATCTACCAACCTATCGGATAATGGGGTACCATTCTCTGATAGTGTAGTGATTCTAAGTTTTGGTTTATATACTTCTTGTTCCATTTTCGACTTAATTAGAAAATAAAAGGCCTGAACAATTTTTATATTGCCAGGCCTTCTACCGTTATTAACGAATACTCAAAAATATGATAAGTAAAAGTAAAAAGTGCTCTTATTAATCTTCTTCTTTAGCGGCCTCCTTTTTCTTCTTGTCTTTGGCCTTCTTATCTTTCTTATCGGAAGCCGGTTTTTCTTTTACCTTTTCTTCCTTCTTTTTCTTAGTTTCCTTTTCCTCCTTGGGAGCCTTACCTGAAGCAAGTTTTCTTTGCTCCATACGATATTTTTTCTTCTCAGCCGAAGTCATTTCTCTGCCATCGATGAGAGGATAATCGTATTTGGTAGCTGTTCTACCGCCATTCCCTTTCTTTTCCTTCTTCTCAGCTTTTTCCTTCTTCTCTTTTTCCTGGAGTTTTACCAATTTCTTGTTGTTCTCTTGGTCAGCTTCAGGATAGGCAGCAGCAACTTTGTCTCTTTCCTTATTGAGCTTGTTTACAAGTTCGGTAACCTTTTTACCATGTTTCTTGTCTTTGGTCCAATCCTTAGTAGGGTCCAACTTGTTCTCTTTAAGGTAAGCATCCAAAGCTTTCTTAGCCTTTGTGAGTTCCGGAGTCTTGGATTCCGATTTACTCTTCTTTTCGTCTTTCTTAGCCATTTTCATTTATATTAGGTGAATAATTGAATTTCCTATTTACATAATACCATAGTTATACCTTCCTAATTTGGGTTGGGATTTCCTTAATTTCTAGGATTTCTAAACTGCATTGTTTTAAAACTGCCTCGAGTTGAAGTATATCTTCTACCTCTTTCTGAGATAAGTCCGTAAAAGTCTGTTCAAAAGTTTCTTTCTGTTCCCCCCTTATAAAATTAAATTGGGCAACAATATAAGTCCCATGAAGTTTTTTATTCAGGGCTCCTTTAAGAGATATGAGTTTTCTTTTCAGATAATTACTCTTCAACCTATGGGATTGGTATTCGCCTTTCTTACCCTTACTAAGAGCTACCTTTTTAAGGTACGAAACATAATCTAATTCTCTGAGAGTTTGATTAATGTTTCCCACTAATAATCTTAAGTCTTTTTCCATTTGGGTCTTTGCATTACTTGGTTAGATACTTCCTGAGTTTCTTCTGATAGCATTTCTCTTGCCTCATTTATTATATTGAGGGCAAGTTCCCTTTCATCTGGTCCCAGGTTTAATTCTTTATCTTCTAGTGCATCAATATAAGTATTTATTAGATTATCCAATGCAAGTATTCGAATGTTCTTTCGAATTGCTAATTTCTCTTCTTCCATGGGTATAAAAAATTAAAGCCCACTACCTTCACAGGCAATGAGCTTTTGGCTGAACAACGTCCTAAGTGTAGATGTTATTCATATGAACTTAAACTCTAAATTTATATAGCAGACATATGGGATAGTAGTTAGTAAGTTAGAGTTTAATCTTCTGATTCTTCCCCTTCTTCTTCTTCCTTAGCCTTTTTGTTTTTCGGAGAACAAATAACGCCATGTCCTTTCTTAGACTTAACGGTAAGAGTTCCCGGAACGAATGAAACTGAAGTTGATACCGGTTTGCCATCCGTAACCAATACAGAAGTAACCACTACACCTTGATAGCCTTCCTTGTTCTTAACGGCATAACCAAAGTTCATTACCTTGGATTTGTCGTTAATGGAAATAACGTCGATTTGCTTGCTGTTAGGGCGTTGTTCAGCCGGCCGATTCTTGAGTGCCTCTTGACGAGCTTTACGTTTAGCTTCTTTTTCGGGGTCTTTTTCCTTATCCCCTTTCTTCTTGGAGTCTGATTTCTTTGTTGCCATAATTTTTAATGTTTTATAAGTTAATGGTTATTATAAGTAAACTTTTACGTTTATTAATAGTGGATAGTAAAGGTAGGGAAATTTCCATACCTTCTTTTAAATCTTGAATACAATTACCAGATTACTTTTTCCCTTTCTTGCCTTTACCTTTGGTTTCTTTCTTTGCCGGCAATTTGAGACCGAGTTCTTTGGCAATTGCTTTACGGAGTTTTTCGACGTCGTCTTCATCGTAATCGTCTGGGTCAGTTTCAAGATCTTTGTCGTCGCAGACATCCTCAAGTTCTTCGAAGTCCATTTCGGCAAGTTCTTCACCGGTCAGTTCTTCCTCTTCTTCTTCCTCTTCGGAATCATCATCATCATCATCTTCCTCTTCGGAATCACCCTCATCATCTTCCTCATCGTCATCATCGTCATCATCCGATTCCTCTTCTTCTTCGGAATCACCCTCATCATCATCGTCTGATTCTTCCTCTTCTTCTTCTTCCTCGTCATCGGATTCAGAACCAAAAAGGTCTTCGGCTTCTTCGGCAGAAAGCATGATAGGAGCAGGGATAATCTTTACTGAGCCGTCTTCGTACTTAATGATGATTGCACCATTGATTTCTGTTCTGGAAACTTCTTTCAGTTCCACTTCTTTTTTCTTCTTAGCCATTTTCGTAATGTTTAAGTTAGTTAATAATTTATTTATATCACTCTGTTATAAGTTTCTTTACCAGTATGGATTTCTGAGTATACCCAGATTTTACTAATTCCTCCTGAGCAATATTGAATTGTTTTATCTCATCTAGAGTTGTCTTTAATTCTACTTGAGATTCAATTGTTATTGCCTGAGAGGCAAGTTCCTTGTCACCTTGACAAGTGACTATCTTAAACTTCTTACCTGCAAATGGGTTTGCTGGTTGATGTGCTGTGATTTTAAAACCTTCGTTATTATTCATTGCTATATTTAATTTTAGTTATCCCAGGAATACCCACCTTCCCAAATACTTCGGTATAGGATTTGTATTTCCCTTTTATCATTGTTTTATAGTTATCGGATAATCGAATTGGGTAGACCCATATTTGATTTTCTATCATCCTATTTGTCATTATATAAGCATAAGACCTTCTAAGTTTAATACTCTCTAATGGGACAAACCCTTGAAATAATAGAGACTTCTTAATAAACCTTTCTTTAGGCAAATACCCTAAAAATTTAAGTGATGCCTCATCGAATATTTCAAGCATATCCCTTTGTGCTTTGATAAATAGTACCTTTTGTATTGGGATGTTCATCTTCTTTCTTAAATATAAAGCCAATGAACTTACCAATGGAGGATACTGCAGGAATAACAGATTGAATTTATGTTTCTCCTCTTGACTCAGCCTGTTGTAAATCCTGTAGGATAGCAAGATTGATTTGTAATCTCTTTTGCCTTGTATACTTGGGAGATATGCCTTGCCGTTGTCCATAGAGTTTGATTGAGTACCTTTCATTGAATTCCTTTTTTCCTTTAGACTTAAAGACTCGGTGCATTTGTACCATAAATCTTCTTCGTCGGTGTTTATCCATGTGATATTCATCGGGCATTATGAACTTCCTTGCTTTTACGAATTTACCCTTAAACCAGAATTTAGTACTACCCTTTTTAAGAAGTTTACCATTCATATCGGATAATTCTCTAATGCCTTGTTTTATAAGTTTCCTCCCAGATATTATATGGATATATTGAAGAACATCTACACCATAAAGATAAACTAAGGTAACCTTTACTTGGTGTCTAGTAAAGTATGGTATACCGGTTAGATGTTTCCTATATAATTTCTTTTCAGTAACAATCTTATTGGTAGTATCTGGTCTCCAAGTCCATATATAATATCTATCTGGTCGTATGGGTCCGTTGTTACTTTCCTTTAGTTTTACCATTTATATTCCTCTTTGCCATTCTATACCAAAGATTGATAGATTTCTCATTTGCTTCGGGGAATTTCTTTTTCATTCTCCGAATAATTCTATCAAGTTCAAAACCTTTTGCAGTTAATTCGAATACATAAGATTTCTTTGTACCCTTGATAAGATTAAATTCATCCCTCTCTCTTGGTGGTTTCTTTTCTCGAGGTTTCTTTATCCCAGGAACTCGTTTGGTTCTTCTTTGCCCATTTTCCCCTTCTTCTCCGAGAAACCCAAGCCTTAATCGAGAATTTCTTAATGGGTCATCTTTCGAATACCCAATATTTTCTAATTGCTTATCCATCCAATCGTCATATTTATCGATTAACGATTTATCGGGCTTTTCTTCTGATACATTGATATAATGTAATAAATCAAATACCCCAGCAGAACAAGCATTAGGGAAAGGCATCCCTAATATGATAGCCTTTCTCTTTAAATCCTTATAGGTCATGTTTCTCCCAGAAGCACCAAGGAAATTTGATTTCTCCTTGGATGGGGCTTTCATATCTTTTCTACTCTTTTTTGCCATATCATCAATATTTTTAAATATTCATTTATTTTCTTTGCAAATATAAGAATAAATAATTTAATCTTATCTTATTTCTCTATTTATTTTTATAAAAATCCGAGGTTTTTGCTCGGTTCGCAGCAGTGGATTTAGGTTTTTTATGCTTTCTCTTGATATGTGTGTTATAAGCCATATCCAATCTCTTAATATTGAATTCTATGTTGTTCACTTGATTATAGTTTACTGATCTTTCCACACAGCAACGGTACTCTGGCCAGAATTTTTGTCCAAGCTTAACAGATTCGGTTTTAATCATGAACTTAGATACCATAAAACCAAAAGTATCAGCATCATCTTTAGTTTTGAATACATACATGTAAAATCTACTAAATTCATCTACTACTTCATCCAAAGGTCTTACTGGTAACAATAGATAACCATCGGTATATAGGTCCTCAGATATTAAAGCTACCCAATACTTTTTCTTTCCTGGTTTTACTTTATACCTAAACCTTTCCTTGAGTTTAGTGTGCATCCAATCCGGTACCCTATTAAGTAGGTATTTGATATATATCTTATCCCTCTTATTCGACCGCCTTTTAAATGCAGATGGCTGTTGTAGCATCCTTGGAAGTATTCTAAAGTTATTCCACCTATCAAATTCAAGAATTAATCTTAGAGTATCTATGTCCCATTCATCCTCAGACTCCTTTAACCTCTTCATGTTTCTCTCTATATTTTTAGAGTTTACCTTTGGGAGTAATTGAGCTGAGTCTCCTGTGAATAAGCTTGCTTCTTTTCTCTTTAATCTTTTCTCTAAACATCCCTCCATATAATCTTGGAAATTCCTCTCACAGGGGCAATCTGGTCGAAAAATAGAAGTGTGTTTCTCAAAAAAATCCGAGAATAGCCTAAAGAATTTCTCTGACCGTTCCCGGATTTCAAGATACTTGTAATGAGATAACTTTAAAATTTCACCAGCTTCCCATGAAGATTTACTTTCTGATAGTTGAAGGAATAATGATTGTTGTTCTTTATCAATTAAACAACTCCAGGCTTTTTGTTGAGCTTCGTTCATAACATTAAATTCTCCTATATCTCATTATACTATCAATTGCTTCATTGGTTATCTGATTAGGGTCATATTCCCCAGAATTAGCATAAAGCTTATCTGGATCATGATTTAAATATACACTATATATAACGTTGTCAAAAGGTAACCATACTTCCATTCTTCCCATTTCAGGGTATATAAGAACTTTTACTCTTTTACAAAGATGGTCAACCTCTAATACTGTAGCATCTACTCCCTCATAAGGATAACCCCGTAATACTAAGTAATCTCCAGGCTTTACATTGACTAAATCATCCACTGAAAACTTCTTATTCTCTCTAGCAATACGTTTAAATCGCCTTACTTCTTTTCTACTACAAGTAGCCACTAAAGAAAAATCATCAAAGTCTTCGGCATTGTCAATCCTTACCTTTTTCTTTCTTGGGTGCATTGTCTCGGTATTACGTAACCAAGTTCTGATACCAGATATATTTCTACGTAACTTATTAAGAAATGGCCTTGAGAATGCTAATTTAGTAGGCATTCTCATAAAACCATAATTGAATAATACTGGTACTTCTTCGAATACCCTCTTACCCTTTGTGGTTTTTCTTAATACGTTTACCATAGGAATAATTGCCTTGATTTGGTCATACCCCTTTTCTTTGAGTTCTTTATTGATTTTATCACAGTACTTCCTTTCAAGGTAAAATATACAATATGAGTATGGGGTATGCTTCTTCATGGGTTACCGGTTTTAAGAATTAACTTAGCTTGTTTATGTACTAACTTATAGTTTACATTCTTCAATATGTCACTAGCCATGAATACATAAAGAATCTCACCTATCTTTGGTACATCGATTACCATAATATTGGCTTTATCGAATAGGGGTTTATAGAATACGGAAGATAAATCCTTTCCAACTACAAAGAAAAATTCTTCTGAGGGCATTGAATTATATCTCATACAGAGTATGGGAACTTTATTTGCTCTTTTTGCATCCTTAGAAGCTTGTTCCCAGAATTTCAATATATCGCATCCCTTATTACCTAAGAGTAGATGTTCAAATTTAATCTCTTTATAATTCTTGCATTCGATAGATATCTTACATCTATGAGCATGCCTTTCATCAGTACAGGTTAAATCGGAAGTGGAGTCCTTGTTTGAATGCCAAGCTCCACTCCCTGCTCTATTTCTTTCAAATTTGTACCTGGTCCATTTTGTAAACCAAGCACCTATCTTTCTTTCGAATCGATTTCCTTTATTCTTAGAGTTCATAATGTATTGTATTTTATATATATATCGTTATAGTTTTAAAACCTCATCGTAATAGCCTACTTTATATTTCTTCCAGATTCTACTTATACCTGATGAGGATATTTTAGTTAAACCTAACTTTTGAATAATAACAGTATTAGTATACCCAGCTTCTTTTAATTTAAGTATACTTCTAAACTGTTGTTCATTCAAAGACGTATTTAGCTGCCAGCCTCTCTTTCCCTTATTAGGATTTGATTCTTTAGTGAAAGGAGTATACCATCTCCCATCTCTAATCATTTGATGTAAGTTTTCTTTATGGGTGCCCCAATATAGATTCTTATAATAATCATTAGTAGGATTATTATCTTTATGACATACTTCTGGTTTACCATTAGGGTTTGGGATATAGGCTAAAGCTACTAATCTATACCGATTCATTTTAATCTTTCCTAAAGTTTCATGAACTATAGAAGTTTTATACCTACCATTAGTAGAACTCAAATAAAATTCCTTTTTAATCCACACAGTAGAGAGAACTCCCTTGGAATATCTAGACCAAAGGTGCCCTCTCTTACTTATGTAGTAACCTGGGAATCCTGGGATGTTATCATACTTTTTCATGCCTGTAAATTTGGTTTACAAGTATTTATAGTATGATAGCCCTTTTTCTTTTGTTACTTGTAATATTTTAGAATGACTGAATACCACTCCCTCAAGATGAGTAATCACAAATACGGTTTTTCCCTCTGAATATTTGCGTATTAAAGAAGTAACTAATTCTACATTATCCGAACTTAGGGATTCGAATACTTCATCGAACAATATAATATTTACCCCTTTACTAGCAGTTAAAGCCTCATGCATAGCTAGAGCCATAGAGAAATTGCATAGGGTTTTTTCTCCACCGCTAAGTTCATCATAATCAATTATTTGCCCATCCCTTTCAATAAGAGTAACAAATTCTTTTCTAGCAGTGCCCAAATCAATATTAAATTCAATCCTAAATCCCAATACCTCTGAATACTTATCAAGGCATTTATTTAAGAACTCAAGGGATGAATCAAATAGATAAGCCTTAATCCCATTATTACCCAATGGGTCATTAATTAACCAGTTATAATTCTCTAACTCTAACTCTTTATTGTGAAAGTCTTCATCAACCTTCCGTAAATTCTCCCTAATCTCCTTAAGTTTTTGTTTATACTTTGGAGACATGACCTTAAGCTTTTCTTGCTTGAGCTTAGCCAGGTCTTCGTCAATAGAAGCAATATCAGAAGCAGTATCATCACAGTCTGATTTTAATTTCTTATACCTATCATTTACACTACTAAGTTCTTCCAACCTTTCTGATGCCTCCTGATACTCCTTATCATATTTATCAAGGTCAGAGAACGCTTTATATATTGATTTGGCATCACGTAATGCACGTTTGTAGTGACCAGCTTCTAACTGTATTACTAATTCTTTAATTACTTTCTTAAGAGGTACATTTGATAAATTCTTGGCATCTTTTATCTTACTCCTCAAATCAAGGATTAGTTCATTTTGTTTTTTAATCTTTATCTGAAGCGAAGCATCTACTTCATTCTTGATTCGTTTTTGTTTTTCAATTAGTAGCTTAGTTAGCTTTTCTCTATCTTGCTTTAACTCTCTTCTTTCTTCTTTGATTTTTTGCTTGAAGGATTTTTCTCTATCTCTCATATCGAAGTAAGCTTCCTTGTTAGCCTCTAATTCTTTCTTAAGCATTTGAGACTCATGCTCTACCTCATTTATTTGAGATATCAAGTTATTTTTATCTTGTAATGCAATGCCTTTAGCAAGGTTTAAGAACTCTAAGTCAAATACTTCTTCGAATATCTTTTTCTTATCAGAATTGGATTCTTGTATGAGTCTTTTTATACCCTGACCAAACATGATTGAGTTCATAAACAGAGTATATGATAAACCTATCTCTCGGTTTATAAAATCTTGTATCTTCCCCTTCCCTTTGATATCAACTATATCCCCATCTTTCATGAAGATAAGTCTGTCTTTACCTTTAGCACCATCCTCAAGTACTTCATCATACTTTTGACATCTAACTATCTTATATGTATGAGAATCTTTCTGAAAATATACTTGTACCTTAGTACCCTTGTAATCTTTAGGCCTTACTTGCTTCCAAGTATTTACCTCAGAAACACCCTTTAGGTTTTTCCCATATATTGCCCATACCAAGGCAGAGAGAATAGTTGAATTATGGGTAACTATAAAATCTCTGGTAATATATAGGCCTTCTGAAGAATCTACTTTAATGCACCTACATACCTTTTTCCCTATATATTCAATATTCCTTATGGTATTTACCATTCTATTTCTCCTGGTAAACTCACCATAGGATTTAGTTTTATATTTCCTTAGAAAAGGGTTAAAGGCTAGTCGTATTGAACACACATATGAAGTAGTATACCTACCATACTTAAACCGGGTACTTTCATTTTTAGTAGATAGGCCTCCAAGGGATCTTACCAAATAGCTAATACCATCTCTTAAGTGCTCACTCTTAGATGAATACGTAGAAACCCTTGAGATTTTCTTTTTGGAACCAACACATCCATCAGTATCTAATAAACCAGCTAATAATAATCTACGATTCTCGATTGATGATTTCAAATATAACTCTGGTATAAACTTATCTTTAGACTTACAACCAATTAATCCTAAATCCTTGAGTTCTTTACCTAAACCATGAATCCTAAAATGTTTAGCCCCTCTTACCTCTGTACCTTCATGAACCAGGTTTGGGTCTGGCAAATATGACCTTAATCTATCAACTATCTCTGGCCAATCCTCTCTATCGGTAGATACTCTAACTGTAGGCCTATTACCGGAAATACAACCATCGCCTAATATAAACCCTAATACGTAGGGGTGTATTGGTAATTTAGTATAATTACCCTCAATTGGTACGGTTAATGGGGTTGAGTACCTATACTTGAAAGTACCAGAAGCAGTTTTATTCTCAACCTTATAATCCTTTAGTAAAGTCTCGGTATCTAAGGTTCTTAGTCTGTCTTTAGCTTTACCCGATTTGAATACTGACCATAAATGGTCTCCAGCACATTCAGTACATGAGCCATCAGAAAAGGTTATTTTGTAAGTATCTAATAGACCTCTATCATAAATACCCAATAGCTTGATAGGTTTACCTGTAACTGGGTTAATTACTTTATCATTAAGAGTTAATTCCCCCATCTTTTTCCAACCATTAGCGGTTAAAACGGGTTCTTCTAAAGGTTGTGCTTTACCTTTCCCATTTGGGGCCTTGATAAGTATGGTACAAGTTGGGTTTAATTGTAGATGTAAGGATTCTATTGAACAAAATCCTTCTGCCTCTAAGTTTAAGAACGTTAACATGACTCTGCCTTTTTAAGTGTTTCAATTAATAGATTAGTTTTAACCTCATCTTTAATACCTTTCTCTCTTAGGTATCTCTTTGCTAGAGACTTCTTAGAAAGTTGCTTAGTAATCTTATGTTTGTTATTAACTGGAGTACTAGCTTTTTGAGGGATTACCGTATAATAATTGCCATCATCATTAATATCCTCTTCCCTTTCTACATCGATGAACTTTGGGAAATTTTTCAAAGGTACAAACTTCAGAGACAAATCTTCATAGATTTTCCAATACCCCAATTCACATCCCCTATCGGTTCTCCTCTGATGGTTAGGGGCTCCAATCATATAAACCTTCTTTGATAGTCTTTGTGGTTTGTGTATATGCCCACATAATACTAAATCGAACTTATTGAGAACATTCACATTTAAGTTTTCTACGGAATCTATTTCCCTACCATCTGTATCTTTTGCACCAGGATAATCGGTGTGTAGTAAAAGAATATTCTTTTTACTTTTATCTAATTCTAACTTCTTTAAGTATTCACTTAGACCCACATTATTATCAATATAAGGAACCCCATATACCATAATATCTTTATGTGTAGAAGATAGTTGGGTTTTTTCATAATCTAATATCATGATACCATACTTCTCTACTTGATAAAGCCAGCTAAAGGGTTTAGTACCAACCTTACTTATTTTCTTAATATCATGATTTCCAGATATGGCATATATCCAAAATCCTTCGATTAGTTCGTTATAACATATCTCTGCCAATTCTTGGTCCATTGTTTCGGCCTTATGAAATAAGTCTCCACAAAATAATGCAGGACAGTTAAACCTTCTGCATAATTTCCGTATAATCGACAAAACCCTGAAACTATTCAGGGTCCTGTGATTGTTCTCATTAAACTTAGCCCATAGATTTATATGTAAATCTGAAAAGGCTATTGCTATTACTTCTTTCCCCATATCCTATCTAAATGGTAATTGATTTGTTCCGTTCTCATACCTAAATCGAGCTCAGATATACAAATAGTGGGTATTTCCCAATTTGCAAGCAATTCCCCCATAAGAGATGATATCTGAACTTGGAAGAATCTGTTAAGTATTCTCTTACCATTATCTTCCATTGACCAATGCTTATAAGTATCTAGATTTAATGGTAAGAAGATTGCTACATCACATTGATCTTCCATTAAAGTCTTACATTGACAGAAAAAATGTTCCATTTCACATTCTGGTAAAGTTCTTGATTGCTTATACCAAAAATAAGCAGCCAAATCTGCATAACTCCTATCAGTTACGAAGTATTCTCTATCCTTGAATAACCTATTCCTTTTGTTCAGAAGTTGAAAATCTGCTTTATACATTGCCTCCGAACCGAGGGATAATATTTCATTATGTGATACCCCTTCAGTAGCAGGTAATAAATCTGACATACTACCAGAAATAAAAGGTAGATCTTCTCTCTTAGCTACATACTTAGCTAAAGTGGTCTTCCCTATACCAGAGGGACCCACAAACATAATTCTCTTACTCATGATGTAATGCTTTAAATGGTTTTATAAATTCATTTGTCAAAAATGATGCTAAAGAGTATTCGATACAAAGCTCTTTGAATTTCTCATACTTAAACTTCTTCTTTGACTTAATTGGTAACTTATCCAATGGATTATGTCTTACAAACCAGAAAAGGTCGATTAACTGTTCATTCCTTTTCCATATTTGAAGATATTCTTTGTTCTTACTCTGGGCAATAAACTTCTCAATTCTACCCTCATCAAGGATTTTCCTTGCTTTTACTGGGCCTATACCCGGGAACCCTGGTATATCATCGGAAGTATCTCCAACCATTGCAAGGTACTCTACCGTTTCATGAGAATGATAACCGAATAATTCTTTGCAGTTATCCATTCTTATCATCTCATCTTTTCTCGGATTGTATAGCCTCAGGTTATTTGATAGCAACTGGTTAAAGTCTTTATCCGATGATATAAGTATCATTTTCTCGGATTGGAATTTTTTAATTGCAAGGTATGCTAAGAAGTCATCCCCTTCATATACTGTAGATTTCTTTTTATCGAAGATATAATTAATTCTTAGCATACCCAGCATTTTCATTATAATTGCCTTTTGCTTTTGCAATGATTCGTAATCTACAGATATATTTTTTCTATGTCCCTTGTAATTGGGCAATAACTCCATCCTTACTGGTGAATGACCATTATCAAATGAAACATAAACCTCATCCGGTTCGAACCTTGTAAGATACATATGTAGAGATTTGAAAAATCCGAATATTGCCCCACTCGGTTTGCCATCGGTAGATTTAAGTTTTTCGAACTTATGAAAAGACTGATGGAGAATATTCTCTCCATCAATCAGTAATATTGTTTTCTTGCTCATCGTCCAAAATCTAATTCATAAAGTGAAACTTCTTGAATCTTTTCCTCTCCAAGATATACATCTAAATAATTCTCTGGTGGGCTATAAGCATCTAGATACCTAACCCTAGATTCCATTCTCAAATTTTTCTTAAGGTACTCTTTAATTACTTTCTCTATACCTTCTACCTCTTTCTTATTCATCGTCTTCCTCCTCCTCTTCTGAATCTGAATAGTTTTCATATTCTACACCATCGACTGGGAATAGATTTGTTTCTATTTTCTCCAGTTGTTTTTTAGTAGTACCTATGGTATTTACTCCAGCTTTCCGTAAAAGTTTTCTACGAAGTTCATCGTCTTCTTCCAAAAGCTTTTGGAATTTCTCTTCCCCTCTTGCAAGAGTTTTACCTTTCAATTTATACCCACCAGTAGTTTTTTCGATTACATCGGTATCTACTAATACATCCTCTAAAGCATAGCATCTGTCAAACCCGACTTCGTGGAATTTAGGATTGAAATATACAGGGCATTTGCTGATTGTAGGTCGAGGAGGAGCAACTTTATTTTTAATAAGTCTGATAGTGACAAGTTTCCCAGCTTTCCTTTCTTTCCCATTTTGTTTAATGGTAACAGACCTTCCTGAATAGAAAGCAGCTCTGATTGAAGCGTAGAACTTAAGTGCTGCACCTCCCGTAGTTGTTGTGTTATCTTTTCCAAATCCGACATTTAAAGCAGTTCTTAATTGGTTAATATAAATCTGAGATACTCCCAGCTTGTAGAATAACTCACTTCTGATACGGAAGTATTTGTAAAGAGCCTTTGCTCTACCTCCCATTTCTGCCTTACCATCAACCATCTTAGCATCTATATTATCAGTACAGTCAGTAGCTGCAATGGAATCGATTACTAAGAGTATCGGTTCATTGTGAGTTAATTGAGAACGTAAATAAATTGCTAAGTCTGCTACTACGTCTGCAATATATTCAATACGGGTATCATTAACAATAGTTACTCTTGCAGGGTCTACTCCATTGATTTCAGCCCATGAATTCATCCAGGATTGTTCAGCATCTACCCATATCACATGACCTCCAAGTTGTTGAGTAGCATAAGCAAAGTTATAAGCCACTAAAGATTTACCAGAGGATTCCTCTCCAGCAATCTCAACGATTTTACCATAAGGAATACCCTTACCGAATAAGTAGTTCAGAGCAAAGAAAGTAGATGGTATATATAAATCGGTATCAGTAACTTCTGAAGCTAATTTAATCATACTTCCATATTTCTTTGCCATCTCATTTGCTGTTGGTACTTTTAAACCAACCTTAGATTTCTTTGCCATAATGTAATGTCTTTAAACTAAAGAAGGTGATAACAGAACGAATCTAATTACCACCTTCGAATGAAACCATATTACTAACCCCTAAATATCCGATTTGTATTTTCTTTTCTTTTTCTTAGGTTCATCATCTTCCATGTAATGGTCTTTGTGAACTCCCTTTTTCTTTTTCTTCTTTGACTTATCGTCATCATCGTCATCCCCATGGTCTTCGTTTAGATACTGTGAAAGTAAATCTTCCAACTCATCATAGGATTTGATTTGAGAACGAACTATCCCCTCAAGGTCAATTGTACCTTGATATTTCTTGTCCAACTTAGTTGGTTTGCAAGCACGGGCAGAATAAGTGGTATCTAGTTTACCAGACCCGGAACGAATTACCTTGATATCGTATCCAGTTTTTGGGTCTGTCATATCACCTGCCTCATCTTCATCAAGGTAAAGGTCAATGATATCCTGGTATACTGAGCGAGGAACTAAAACTCCCTTATCTTTGCCTTCGTAATCTACCTTACTACCCTTTTCGTCTGAGTAAATGATACCACCGATAACATATCTTCTTCTTGGTACCAAATTCTTGGCAAGTTCCTTGTCATCTTCATCCTTGGAGTTTTTCAATTCTTGGTATTTCTCCATGAATGGGCAAGGTTCATCAAAAGTAGCCGGAGATATAACTCCTCCCAAATTGCCACCCAGGTAGAATTGAATAATTTCGATACCCAATTCTTGGTCATCACCCGGAGATTTAATTCTCATTCTCAGAGTTCCCTCTTTTGGATATACCAATCCACTTCCGTTTCCCTTAGATTCTAGCTGTTTCTTTCTAGCTATCATCTTTTCTTTTGTAGAAAGTCCCTCTGATGAAACTTCCTTTTTCTTCTTGTCTTTTATCATAATTATTAGTTTTAATTATTTGGTTCTGAGTAAACTACTTCGTTCATACTCAATACGGTAAGAACGTTTTTCTCTAAGATCTTTTGAAGAGCAGAAGATAATTTATCTGTTTCGAATTCTAGTTCCTTGCCTGCATACAAACCATAGGTAACTATCCTACCTATGCCCACCAATTCCCGATAGGTTTTATATTCCTCTGTAATCTCCCCCCTCTTTACTACCACTCCTTTACGAGGTACTCCCTCTTTTACTTGCTCGGGAATGATAAGACCTGACTTAGTTTGATTTACCTCCTTTGGAGATAAAATAAGTACCCGGTTTTCTGTTGGGCATCCGGGTAATTCTTGATTAAATTTCTCAGCTACAAGAGGTGAGATAAATGTCATTGAATAATTCATATTCTAATACTGTTTTTAAAAGTTAGTAATTGTTTATAGTTCAATGGGTTAACCTTTTCTTAGGTTCGCATTAATAGTTCTTAATATATTTTCGCGTGACTCATAGCACTTACATATAGTTATGAACTTATTTGCTTTTTCTACAGCTTTCAAATACCTTTCATTGATAGAAGAGTATTTCTTGTTAAGGTTTGCCTTATGAGATACATATTCATTATTCCATCTTTCATTAGCATCCTTATAATATAACCAGGCATTCGAATAAGCTTCTTCTTTTTCCCTTGCTAGAGCATCCCTTTCTTTTATATACTTATCTCTCAAAGAAGCAAGTACATAATAACTAGAAGGAGATTCTCGTAGCTGAGAATTAATGATATTCTCATTAATAGATAATTCCTTTTGAATATCAATCTCAATAAGTTTACCTTCAAATTTAACCTTTAGTTTTTTTAGTTCCGTCTTCATAAACTTCTAATAGGTTTTTAAAGTCTTCTTTACTAAATTCCCCTTTGCTTATTGCTTTAGTTACTTGAGCAAAAGCCATTTGATAAGAGAGTTTCATACCAGGCAAATTAAGAAGAGATTTATAGATGCCTATCTTATCTACCAAAGCCATTAATCTTAAGTCGCATAAGTTATCAGTACCACCTCTATCGAGTAATGCTAAAAATGCAGCCCAATAAATATGGGTGGCATCTTCATAAGCAAGTTTACCATCCTCATCCGTAGCCATTACTTTAAAAGCCCATCCCTCTAAAGTAGTAAGATTAGTTTGTACTTGAGATAACTGAGTCTTTAATCGGTTAAGTAACATTTTTTCTTGTCCACTCAACCTTAGATTAACCACATCTAAATACTTAAGTAAATTTTCGATAGAATAACCTAAGCAACCTGCAACCATATAAGTAAGGGCAGTTAACTTACTTGCATTATCAATCTCTTTCTGTGTTGCCATAATTCCATAAATTTATATTATTTATGTAGACATAGTATCTTCTCTTTTCACTCCTGTAATGGTAGATACTGAATCTGAATGCTTTATATTAGTTTTACAATTAGGACATTGTACTATCCTAAAATAATCCCCAGATTTATTAGAAACCCCAAAAGTTTCACTGGTATCATATTCAAATTCGCAATCACATACTGGGCATTTAGCCCTCCATACCGTGGGCCCGTTTAAAATCTTCTTCATACTGCTTTATCTCTTTACTAAACAATTTAGGATAATCCTTAATGATTACATTCTTATACTTCTTATGTTCTTCCATATACTCCTCTACTGAGAAATCTGGTTGAAGCATCTTTCTATAATCATACCCAGGAATAAAAGGTAATTCTTCTGCCATTGACCTACCAATAGAGAAGTCCATTGACATATCTACATCATCCACTTGAAAACCAAAATATTTCTTAGTACTAGGGTTTCTCAATATATCCCATATTTTAAAAACAGTCCAAGTATTAATATATTCAGGCTTTGAGTAAAAATAGGCTGCATCATGAACAGTTGCTACTTCAAGCATACGAGGTAATTTACCTTGTCTCATTAACCAATAAACAAGAATAGCTCCGAAGTTGGTCATATTTGCTGCAGCACCTTGACATGGGAAATTAAGTCCCAAACGAATAGCATAAGCAACTTCTTGTTTATCGTTTGAGTATATCTGGGGTAATCTTCTCTTAGTACCAAATAACTGGGTATAATACCCATGCTTACGAAGAAATTTCTCTTGCTTCTCTTTGAACTTAAGTATCTTTGGGTGTTTCTCAAAGAACTCCTCCATTTCTTTATGGGCTTCTTCTTTAGTAACTATAATACCAGCTTTTGGGTCGGATAATTTTACTGCAAGTAAAGCTTCTCCAATACCATAAATCAAACCGAATGCAATTTGCTTAGCTTGTTTTCTTCTAGTCTTCCATAATTTATGGTCAGGATGATTTTCATCTTCGTATATTTTAGAGGCTTCCTCAATTGATACTCCATATTTTGCTGCTGCTATACCCAAGTGAGGGTCAGCCCCCTTTGCAAAAGCATCAAGATATGTTTCATCACCCGATAGATGAGCCATCATTCTTAACTCTGCCTGTGAGTAGTCAAATGCCATATATAAATATCCCGGAGGAGCAACTAATTGTTTCTTGATATTGGGATCTACCGATGTCTTTGGTATCTGCTGCATATTTGGGTCTGCAGAACTAAACCGATTAGAGTCTGTACCCTGTATATTATACCTACCGTGTAATCTAGAATCATCTTGTACCTTTTCCCACCATCCATAAATATAGGTCTTATACATTTTCTCTAACCCTCGTAATTCAAGAAGCTTATCAAGGAATATTGCCTTTGGTGAATCTGGCTTTTTAATCGTTAACCTAAGGTTAGTAAGAGTTTCTTCATCAGTACTTGGTTTACCAGATTCATTATCCTTAATCACATCAAAATGAAAGCCATCTTCTGAATACATCAATGCAGGTAAATCAACTGGGCTACCCAAATTAATGGGCCTTATTAATTCTTGTTCCTTTTTAGTTGTGAATATACCTGCTTTGATATTTGAGATTTTCTGTTCCCTTGATGCAATCTTCCGTTTATCTTTTGGGTCATTATAATCTAACTCTTCAAGTTCGTCTTCAATAGACTGAATATATTTATCAATCTTTTCTTGGTTATACTTCTTTTCGAATTTCTTTACTCTTGGCAAAGCGTATATTGCGTCTCTAGCAGCATCTATTTTTGGTTTATATTCTTCCAAAAGCTTTTTATTGAACTCAGTATCTAGATATAAACCCTCCTTTTCTACCGATGTTAGTACTCGTGAATTACACATGAATAAATTACGGAATACCGAGTACATACCTAAATCCACCAACTTCTTCTCAAAGAATATCATTAACCTAAGAGTATAATCTGTATCTTGACACCCATAATGGCAAAGTGGGTCTAATTCTTTTTTATCCCAAGGTATTTTATCAAAAGCATCTTGTTTCTCATAATTACCATGCTCAGGCAAATACCTTCTTACCATTGATTTTAGGTCATGGGGTTTTTCCTCATTAAGAACATATTTTGCAAGCATACCATCTAAACAAGTACCCCTATAGAATATCTGATACTTCTGATTTATCTGATCATCAAATTTCCAGTTCCATGCAACCTTAGTTATCTCATAATTCTCGATTACCTCTTCCCCAAATTTCCTTAGCATCTTCTTCCAATTCCACCCTGGAGATGTATAATCTTTTGTTTCAAAGTGGTCTAATGGAATAGAAGCACCAAACCCTGGCATCCAAGATACTGAGAGTAGGGTGGGTTTGAAACTCTTATTGTAAATTGGTGAACCATCAGTTTCATAGTCACAGCAAGCATAACCAGTAGCTTTACAACAAGCAATAAGTTTTTTAAGCTCTTTCTTGTTTTTTATTATTGTATACCGTGTCTCCATATTTTAAAATAGAAAAAGGGACATACCTACCAGTAGTAGATACATCCCTCATTATTAATACTTCTCTTGTAAATCTTCCAGATTGGATGATAATGCTAACCAATCCTTCTTATAAGCATGAAGAGAATCAATAGCATGATATAAGTAACCAGGTTTTACTCCTACCTCTTTAGCTACATATTCCATAAGTCTCCATGCAAGATATACATCATTACCGAAATGGGTTATAAAATCTGAACTTCTTTGATGATAGCAAATATGTAATACCTTCTCCCCCTTACCATTCTGACGAATAAGAAAATCATAATACATAGAGCAAGGAATACGTTGTCTACCACCATAGTATAAGGTATCATCATGATCAAATATTGGTATAATTGCTTTTCTTGTATCTGGGTCTCTCTTTAAAAGACGAACTAAATCCGATATTAATACTTCACCCATTCTCTCATTGTATGTGTAATCGAACCTACCCTTATCATCAAGGAATTGTTCCCATAAGTCTTTTCTTAATTTCCAAGCTTCTCCTGGATTGATATCATTATGGGATACCCTTTCTTGAAACTCTGCATCTGCCCATTCTTTTGAATGAGAGAATACGAATAACCATACCGGGTCTCCAAGTGAAGTTAAACAATATTGTTGGCAAATGAGTTCTTTTGTAATAAAATCCTCATTACCTTCAATCACTTTATTCTGATAGGTCTTTGGTTTTACAGTTTGACCATAACTGTTGAGTTCTCTGCCCATTTCGGACATTAACTCAAAACTGTTAGAATATATCCTCATATAATATAAATATTTAATTGTATGACATTGTAGAACTAACCCAGGTCATATGCCAGTAGCGATATACAAAATCATCAAAATCCTCTACCTCTTTTAATAACAAGGGTATATCTGGTTCTGCACCGTTCTTTTAATCTCAAAAACTTGGTAATAGAATTTGTTTACTAATCCTATACGCTTCTGATTTAAAAATTCCTTAGCTTCCATTGTTCTTTTGTTTTAAAAGTTTCTTTTTATAGGCTTTACGTTGAGAGTAAGAAATTACATTCTCCGGGTATTCAATATCTTCGTATTCAAGAAGTAATTCTTTTGCTTTCATTGATTTATATGTTTCCTCATATAAATCTGGTCGAAGCACTTTAAAACTTCTAAAGAATACCTTGAATGAAGAAAATTCCTTCTCTGTGCCCTTTTGGAATTTTTTCCATATCTCTTTTATCCTCTTATTCCATGAATTCTCCTCTGCTCCTTTAAGTACCTTCTTCAAAGGTTTATGGGTATGATACATTAGAAGTGTCTCAACATTTCCGTACATTTGAGTCGCAAATAGGTTGATTTGTACTGACTGGTCCGGCCCATATACGTACTCTGACATTCGTTGAATTAATAGGAAATCGAATATTAACCTCTTGGTAATCTCCGAAGCCCGAACTACCATTGTAATAACTGGGATGTCCTCCCCGAATCGTTTTGAAAAAGTCGCTGCTATTAGACATTGCTTTCCGTTATCATGATGATTGTTAAACATATAGGTTATATTGTAATTCTGATTGTACTTATTTCTCAGTACTCTCAGTTTACTACGCAACAAGTCAAGCTTATTAAAATCTATGTAGTTATTCAATAAGCTAGTCCACTTAGTTTCTTTATAATTGAAACATCGCCCATAATCAAATTCTGGGTCTACCCATGCTTTTCGTATCTTTATAAATACATTATACACTACAGCTACCCCACTATTGGCAATAGCCCCTTTTGCAAATAAAGCAGGCTCTAATCTTAAGAATCCCTCATTAAGTTTTTCCCATGCCTCTTGTGAAGTAGCAAATTCTAACGAATGGAGGGACTCCTCCGGATTAAGTTGAAGTCCCTCTAATTTATGATTCCATCCTGACATGTTAATAATTAGTTTGTTGCCTCCATCTATTGAGACGCTGTTTTTTAAAGAATAAACTGAATAACCCTTGGTCTGTGAACCCATTCAATGCAAGGAATCCCATATATAGGTAGAAAGCTTTTACCAGTGATTCCTGGAAGTCTATCTCTTTAGTCATTACTTGGGTTTGTTTCCAAGGTCTAGACTTAAGGAAATTCCTTGCCTTGTTCAATTCATATATCACTTCCCATAAGTATAACTTCTCTGCCTCATGTGATAATTCATTCATCTTATGAAAACCAGGGATGTAAGAGATGATTTGTTCCCATTTACCATCTTCATCAAAAAAATCCTCTTCACAAATAATATTGAATTTCAATAAATTCTGGTAGTCGGAATATTTTACCACTAACTCTTTAACACCCATAGCCATCACATCAAATAAGTTCTTTGCCTTATTATAGCTAAGAATATCTTCAGGAAGTATATTTGAATATACTAGAAGAGTAAAGAAAAAGCCTAAAGCATCTGCTTGTTCTTCATTTGCATTAGCAAGAGAATTCAATAGGGATTGACATTCGTTTTCATTGAACCTCTCGATATTCCAACCATTCTTCTGACATAATTCAAATACTTCTTCGGTAGATTCAAACCCCTCGGTGAGTTCTTCTATTACTCTTCCTATAAAGTCTTTGAGTATTACCTGGTTCTTTGCATTATTGATATCAAATGGATAATCAGGTAACTGCTCTATTTGCCTATATCCCTGCAATTGTTCTAACCCCAATTCATACATCTTTAATAGTACCCCATTAGTTTCTACTTTAGGTACTGGTTCACTTATATTCCTTATATCCAAAATGTTAACTTTTATAATGTTTACCATTAAGATAATTACCAACAGTAGCATTACTAACCTTCAACCTTTTAGCTATGTACTTGTTAGTATTACCTTTTAATTTCAATCTCTCTAATCTTCGAATACTACGTACTGTTAATGAAGTATGAGGAGCAAATAGACCTCTTCTACTTACTCCATACATAGGATTATTTATACCTTTTAATTTCAACCTACCCTTATTAATGGCATCATATACATTATCTTTTTGAGTACCCCATTTAAGGTTCTCTAAACGATTATTCAAAGGGTTGTCATCTAAGTGCATTACTACTGGTAAATTATTCGGATTAGGTATATAGGCTTCTGCTACTAATCTATGTATTTTTACATTCTTAGATACCTTATTATTTCTAAGTTTAGTACGTTCGTATCCTTTATGGAAGAAAGTCTTTACGGGATGTCCCTTATTATAAAGCTTACCCTCCCGAGTAATATGATATCCTGGGAATCCTAATATATTATCTTCCACTATTTTATGTTTTGAGATGAACCAAATCCTTTATCTCCTCTGCTTCCCCACATTTGTGATTCAGTATAAAACTCCTCTTGCTGAATCTCATCTGGCTCGGTAATATAAATAGGTACATGAATAAATTGTACCAGCTTTTGACCAGCCTCGATAACCTGAATCTCTTGAGAAGTGTTATATATCCCAATATGTATCTCTCCAACATAAGGGGAATCCACTATCTCGGCAGTAAAGATTAACCCTTTCTTAGTAGCTATACCAGATTTGTTTGCTGACATTAACATAGATGCAGGAGGTTCTAGCAAACCTTTGATACCCGAGGGGATAAGTATACGATGACCTGGTTTTAAAGCTATATGCCTTATGAAATTTCCATTAAATGGAATATCTAAAATATACCCATTTGAATCAAATTCGTTCTTGTCATGAATATCCTCAGGATATAAATCAGTTGGTACATAAAAATCTAACCCAGCATCATTTGGGTTTGCTCTGTTGGGAGATACTACCTCCCTTACTTTGATAAATCTAAATCTGTTCATAATATATTACATTTACGTAAAAGTTGTCCAAAGGTTAATTTCTCGGGTCTAGAAATATGTACTCCCAATGAATTACACATCCTGATTACATCGGTAGAACCCTCCATACATAAATTAGCAAGTACATCTCCTTGCTTTACAAAATAGTTTGGGTTGTTAAGGTATACCTTGAACATAGCCCATATCATCTCTATTGGTTTCATTATTTAGTACATTCTTTATAAAGTTCTCTAATACGTTTTCTTGGTACTTCGAATTTCTCAACGGTTTTGGTAATAACCTCTTTTCTGTCTTTCCCTTTCCGAATCAAGCCTCGGATGTATTTCTTGATACCAACGGTATCTTCAAGTACATCTAAATCCTTGTATTGATTCTTCTGTTCAAGTTCTTTCCTGGTGATGTTCAAGTTCTGTGACATCTTGAATGCACATAATTCTGAGTCTCCGCATAGCTTACATTCTTTAGTTGATAAGTCATACCCAATACCGAAGCAAACATCTCCATTAGTTCCCAACTGAGTTAAATCTATGGGAGTAAGAATATCTTGCTTCGATAAGTCAGGAAGTTGTTTCTTTTTCTTAGCCATTATATATCCTTTTTACGTTTATAATAAATGTATATCTCACTGTTATCTTCTATCGGAACATAGGAATAACCCATGTTATTAATAAATAGTTCCCTGAGTTTATATAATTCTTGGTATGAATTTCTATCATGACTCTCTTGACATACTTTGACTACCATATCATTACTCCAGTACAGATAGAAATAATGAGTAAAGCATTCGGGAGTATCTTGAGAAGTTTCCAAGCTTGATATCCATATCAAATCTCTACAGTTGAATACATGTTTAGGATTATGTACCTCCCCAACAACGAGAGACTTAAACCATTCTTTAATCTTCCTCATCATAAGTATAATTAATGTGTTTACAATTAGGACAGACCCATTCTTTGAAATGCCATCCTTTGATTTCCAAATCCTCTTTATGAAAACGTTTCTTGCATGAATGGCATTGATAGCCATCCTTAGAAAATATGAAGTCTAAAGCGAGTATTATTATCATAATAATCACCGCTGTAATTAAAATATATTTCTCCATCACTGAAAGCCTTTAATTTTCTTTTTAGTGTTATTGGGTTTCCTTAAGAGTATCCAGCAATAAATACCCGATGCAGAGATTTGAATTATCCTCCAACCATCTGATAAGAGAGTAGTTAGTTTAGTATCATCTTCGTCTCTGATACATATTAGTTTATCATTATTCATAATGCCCATATGCTTATTAATTGTAATCTTCTTTTCCTCCTACGGAGAAAAAGTAAATACTCATAGTACTTCTAGTTAACTCTTAATAAGGCTATGGTTAGGATGTTTCTTCCATAGCTTATCTAACAGTATTACTTTCAATTCTTGTCTCTGATAATATTGCTTCCGATGTTTACCGTGCCTATCTAAATAATTCCCGGGATAGTGAAGGTCATCAAGGTATACTTTCTTTTTCGATTTATCAGTTCTTACCAAACGACCAAGAAACTGAATAGATTTTTCCTGACTATCCATGCTTGCTGCATTAAGTAAATACTTAAGCTTAGGAAAGTTTTTACCTCGAGCAATGATTGTAGTTGATACCAGGATATCTATTTTACCTTCTCTAAAATCCTTCATTATTTGTTGTCTTAATTTAGAGGAAGTATTAACATGCACATAGGCAATATTATAGGCATCGCCCAGTTTCTTTTTAAAGAACTTATATAGATTTTCACAATGTGCAATATGCTTGCATACTACGAGAGCAGGGTATCTGCCTTGATTAAGGTTCCATAGTAATCTATTATAAGCCATTAACCAAGCTGTATAACAATTGGTGATTGAATCATCGTATATTTCCTTATAGGAAATACAATCGGATTCCCAATTACCATACCAGGGTTTACCAGGTACCATCTTTACAACGGTTTTTGTTGAGTAACCCTTTTTGATAGAATCCTTGAGTTTGAACTCAGCAAGTACTTTACCAAAGAAACATTCTAAGTTCATATTCTTAACTTTATCCTTAGCAAGCTTACTCATATAAATGGTACCAGATAATCCTATACGAACTCTGGTATTAAATAACCGAGTGATTACATTCTGATATTGCTTACTACCTCCCTGGTCAGCCTCATCCACAAGTACCATGTCTATCTGAGATAATTCTTTTTGATAGAATCTCATGTTCCTCGAAATAGACTGAACCATACCTATAGTAAAATTACTCCAGTTTAAAACCTTGCCTTGAACAAATGTGATATTCTCCCCCGGGAGATATTGCTTAAATTCTTCTCTAGCTTGGTTTAACCAATCGGAGTCATTAGTTATTAGCAAAGTCTTTAACTGTTTCTTATAAGACAAGTAAAGAGAAGTCATGATAAGGGTTTTCCCAAAATTTACAGTCAAATCCAATACTCCAATTTGAAAGGGTATATCCCCTACTCGATTATTAATCACAGACTTAACAGCTTTCTCTTGCTCTGGTCTTAATTTATATTTACCTATATTCGTAACTACTTTACTGACTTTAGGTAAAGGTTGTCTCATATCTACAACTTTAGGTTTAATCCCCATCTCAATACACATATCGTATACTTTGGGAAGTAAACCTATTTTAAATTGCCCAGTCTTGGTGATGTAATGAATCTTACCGTCCCAATTCTGCATACCTCTTTGCCTTGTACGTAAGTAGAAAGCATTCGGATGTCGAATGGCAAACTCATTATAAAGTTTTTGTGCGAACTTAAGAGGTAAGTCAAGTTCGCACATATTCCCATTCTGAATAATTATCTTACTCATTTGATAATTACCGTTACACCTTTAGTAGATTTATCCATACCCATTGCTTCCTTGAGAAGTTTAATATGATGCTCCTCATCCGCAATCAATTTCTCAAGGAAATAATTCACATCATCGTAATCTGGACGTTCCTCGTATTGAGCAATTGCTCTTTGGATTTTCTTGTAGTGACCAATAGTTTCTATCTCGGAATTCAAAGCAATCTTTAAAGCTTGTTCCCAAGTAGAACCAATCTCAATTGTAGGATTAATATTCATGGTAGAGTAATCCCCATAGGGATCTGCCTTTTGTAAAAAGTCCGATATCTTATCAAGGTGTCTCATCTCTACCAAACCAATACCCAACATCAATTCGGATATTTCTTCAAACCTAGAAGACTGTTGGGTATACATAATGATGGCACTTAGTTCTGAGAACTTGGCATTCTTCCAAATCACATAGAACATATTAATTATCTCATCAGGCCATGGTTCGATATCCTTAAAATCTGGATAATCCACGGATTGGTCTGAATACTTGAGGACATCTATAAAAGCATTAGCTGCATCCTCTACTCTGTTTCCGAAAAATTGTAAACCTTTCATATCATTTTCTTATAGAATCCCAAAGACTCCCCTCTACTTGAGGCTCGTCTAAGGTTCGTTTACCTTTATTTTTATATAAGTATTTATTATATCTTTCGATAGCCTTATCATTATACATTTGACTTGGTTCTGGTAATCCATTACACCAAGCAAGGGCTTCGAACTGGGCATCCAAAAATTGAAATACATTCCAATCCTTTTCATCCATTAGATTATGAATCCTAAGGAAGTGAACATATTTCTCTGGCTGATGTTCATAAGATTCATATATACCAGTAACACTAGCAACCCTTTTTATAAATTCATCATGGATATCTTTGGTAAAGCCTGGGTCTTTATCTTCCTTGAGTTCTATCTCGGCATCTATTTGATTAGTAATGTTATCCTGCATAGATATCAACCTTTGCATAACATTCCTATAATCAGTCATCCTCTTTAACCCAGTCTCTATGTATTTGATAAAACCTTCCCGGGTATCAAATTTAAAATCTTCACAAAAGGTATTACATACTTCTGCAAGTTTTTTACAATTTGCCCATTCTCGGGAATTACTCTCATTTATTTTACGAACTCCCCTATGCTTTAACTTTATACGAGTTGCGTATAAAATATCAGCAACAAGGGCAGCATCCCCCTTAGATGCTAGTAAAATGTTAGAAACTTTCTTAGTATTCTTATTGTTAGAAACTAAGACTGCTCTATGATTTATTGCCTCCTTTCGAGCAATAACAAAAAAAGCCTCAACTGGGAAGTTATCTACCTCTAAGGTATTTAATATTTCCTCAAACTGAGACTTAGTTATATGGATAGAGGGTTCACGCATAAATATATTATTTTATATTATTTTATGATATAATAGGAACTCCTTACTCCAAAGAGTTTCTGATTTGAATCAGTTCTTGATAACTTTGATACCGAGTAGCATATACTAGCTTAAGTGTTTGTTTTCTTCCCAAATCATTTACATCAAAACTCTCTGGAAGAAATACTACCTTGACTTTTTTATAAGCTACTAATTTAAGTGCGAGATTAACAGCATAAGACCTGGCATCGGGGTCTAAAAGGATAATATATCTTTGGCACTGGGATTTAAGTAGTTCATTGACTTGGTACTGACTAATAGCTTTGCCCATTGTGGCAATTGCTCTATCCCCAATTGTGAGAGCATTAAGTGCTCCTTCGCAAATGAATACTGACCTGTACATCTCCAACGCATCATGATTAAAGATGATAAATTGTTTTCCCAAACCGGTGATGTCTTTGTCTGGGTTATTATATCTGGGTCCTTTGCCGATAACATTTCGAGCATTGTAATATCTAAGTTGGCCTTTGTAATAAAAGGGTATAATGAGGTACCCATACGTTGAGCCGCTTGTTCCATAGCCGATACCGTATCTTGAAAACTTCTCGAGGCTAAATCCGCGTTTCTTGATATATCCCCGAATGCTTTTTGCAAGTTGGCTGTCTCCGAGCGAAATATTTCTAAATCCATCAGGGAGATATACGGGCTTACTTTCGGCAAGTTCGATTTTCTCTTCCTTAAACTGTAGTTCATCAAATTGGCCATTGTTCAAAAAATTAATTAGTTCATGGTACTCAGTAAATCCTTCTATGTCCATTATTAATTGAGCAGGAGAAGGATGGGCATTACATCTAAAACAATTGGTTCTATACATAGAAAGGTTAACTCCCAACTTATGTTCTCTCCCACAATAGGGGCAAATTGGTATACGCATCCAGCCATGCCTATAATCATAACCACCTAATCGTTTAACGAAGTAAGTTCTTAGTCTAGATTTAAACTGGTTTGTTATTTTCATAAACTTCTATTTAAGTAGTGACTAATACTAGCTTTACTTAGCTTATACTTTTCTTTTAGGGTAGTATCTATATAACCTACTTCTCTTAGAAATATAATAATCTGGCCACCCTACTATATTAGAGATTAACTTTCTTTTAGATATCACCTGATTTCTTCTCATACTTTTCTTTATTTGCAGAGGGATTATCTTTAGAACTCTTCATCATAGAATCTAATACTCCAGAATACACTTCATCATATTGTTTACGTTGTTCCCTTGTAAATTCCGTACATCTTTGCCTTTCGACATCGCATTTGAATAATGCTCTACCGGAAGGAAGACCATCCCTTTGTACTACTATCTCAGCTCGAAGAATATTATCTTTTTCTTCTTGCTCAGTAGAGTTAAGACCCATGATAACCTGGGCATTACGAACAATGGCAATTGAACCAGAGATATCATTCTCATCATACCGAGTAAGCCTATGCTTTTTACCTTCACGAGTAATGTGATGAGCAGTCCATATAATGTCTAAATGTAATTCCTCTGCCAGATTCTGAAGGTCTACATATACATTAGATATTCTTTCAAAATCTTCCCTATCCCCCGCTATTGATGCAAGTTTACCAGCGTAGTCAACCATAAGAACTTTAATATCAATTCCTTGATTACGGAGTTGAATTATCTTCTCTCTTATATAAGTGGTATTAGTAATCATCGCTGGTACACGCTCAACTACTAATTCAACTCCAAACCTTGCAAGTTTCCTTAAATGCTTTGCCTCAAGTTTATCATACTCACCAGAGTATAATTCCTTCTTAGTTTTATTGATACTGGATTGAATAAAACGGTCCATGATTTGTTCTTGGCCATTTTCTGTATCAATATATAATACTGACTTCTTCATTCTGAGATAACCTCTTGCAAGGTTTACCATAAAGAAGGTTTTCTTTGCCTTGGGTTTATCTAGTATCACATTAACAGAATGCTCTGGATAACCTCCTGCATTAGTCAGTTCATTCAACTGCCTAAATGGGCAAGGTATAACTGAAGGTTCTGATTGTCTTCTAAACTGTCTCTCGGTAATATCCCGAATCATATATAAAGGTTCATCTTCTTTCTTAGGTTTACTTTTCTGAAGTACCTTTTCAATCTTCCTCGAATACTCTTCGTATTGTTCGAAGTTATCCAAATCGAAGGAATCATTTAAGTTCTTCATCTCAACATAAGTAGAGAACTGATATATCTTTTCTTTTATATAATCAGAATCCGATAGGGGTATATGATAGAGATTACTTATTAGTTTATTAATATGGGGTATATCATCTTTAGTTACCAAATCCACATAGGTTTTAGATTCTAGTAACTCTTTTAATACTTCCTTTAGGATATTCTCGGAGGGCATTCTGCCTTGCTTCTTAAAATATTTTGATATACCCTCGAAGATAAGGGAGTGTTCTATGAGAACCAGGTAATTGGATTTAATCCTTTTGAGTACTAATCCTCCTTCCTTATCTTTTAAAACAAACCGGAGTATCTCTAATTGAAAATCCGGACTGAACGAAAACTTAACTTGTTCTTTAAACTTCTTCATATCTATATTGCAATATTATATAAACTAATAGATTTTGATAGTACCGAGATAGTTCTAAGTATGTTGACATCTATCTAGAAACTACTAATCCACTACCTTAAGCTCCCGAATATTTAATATTATTATTTTATATGAATAAAAATTCTTATATTTGCACAACGAATATTTAATAACATGGGAAAAAGTAAAGGAAATAATGGCTCAGAGCTTCATAGATTAAAACCTATGCAGGAATACGATGAAGCTACATTCAACAGGCTTTATAAACTCTGTAAGCCAGTAATCAGAAATCTTACCCGTCAGATTGATTATAAGCGGTTTAACCTTACACCTGATATAATCCAATCTTATTTCTGGGATAAGATGTTATTTGTTTTCAACAAATACTACGGTGAGTGTACTGAAGAACATCTTAAAGCAAGAATCCTTGCATCACTTAGTACATTCAAAAATAAATTGCTTCGTTCTGCATACGGAGAACAGGCAGAGTATAATCAAAGCCTCTTTAAACTCGATGACTTATTCGATAATGATAAAGAATTAGAGGATGATACCGAAGAAGAGAAAGCTAAATCAGAAATGCTTGATATGATGTATACTTATATGAAGGATAAGCTTTCTCCAGATGCCTATCTTTTGTTTGAGGTATTAATTACTCCTCCCCCTTTTATCAAGGAAAGGCTTGAAAATAGTACTCGAATAACTAATATAATGCTTATCGAATTTTTCGAAATGCCTAAGACTAATGAATCTATGAGATATATATCAGAACTTAGACAAGATATACAATATTGGGAAGACCGAGCTAAAGAAGAACTTAAGTATTAACACAAAAGAAAAGGGGCGTTTCCCAACGTCCCTCTCCCAATTAATTTTTACTACGCAAAACACAGATTGTAAACAAATGTTTACTCTTAAACAATACAAGTAATACACATGAGTTTTAATACTACTAAATAACTAATAACAACTTTATGATGATATCTTTTGGATATATCGTAATGTAATAGTCGGTGGCAATTTTTCAATATCCAAAGTTTCTACCGAAGTTTCTTGTAAGAAAGATTCCCCTAATAGGTTCCAGCTTACTACGATAGCACCATCTTGAATACCCTTGGTAGGAGTTCCTCTACCGAAATCTCCATTCAATCCCGTCTCCCTATTAAAGAAAGATTGAGGACGAACGTTCTCCCAGTTATTGGCATTATCTTGTTTACCTTTAGATACACCAAGAGCATGCCTATGCTTAGGAAGGTCATCACCTTTAATTGAGATTAAGAAGTTACCCTTAGTGGGTGTATAGTAATCTCCGACATTCCGTAGCATTACTTCATCTCCAATCTGAACTCCTCCAGCTTGGTAACCAATAACTATTCTACCAGCTGCCTTAGTATATTCTGCCCAGCCCTCCGGTATTACATCGGTTTCCCAAAGAATGATAGAACCGATTGGTAAGTTAGCAGTACTCAGAGATTCAGAGAATTCTTTTCTGATAGCCTCAATCTGACTATTGATGTATTGCTTGATATTTAACTTAGTACCAGATTCATCTATTACCGGGAATCCTGAATTTACTTGTTCTAATCTTTTCACTGATTCCTTCATCATACTCTGGGCAGCAGTAGTATAAGGGATTTCTTGGAACTTACCTTGATAAGGTACAATAGCAAAGTTCTCATTTCGTTTGGTCATTGCATCAGTACCCTTACCATATACTCCGATAAGAACAACGGAAGTTTTATTATTAGAGTAATAAGGGCAAGCACTCTCTACCATCTCTAGAAGATTGCTATAAGTCATATCGTAATTAGAATATACATCATTATTAATGATATCCGGTGTACGATTCTCTTCGGCAGTCGGATAATAAATATCCAGAGACTTTTTGAACAATGTGTAAAAGCTTTCGGAAGATTCATTCCAATAAGCTACGAAGTCTACTGGATTATCTACTGGTTCAGAAATAGTAGTATGTACTGCAAAGAGTAATACTTCTTCTGTTGAACCTTGGGTACCTTGGATGTTCTCAATAGTAATCGTTTGTTCATCGGATATAAATACATACCCATCTCTTGAAATACACCCAAAGTTCACGTCTGGCAATTCCCCATCTTCTGAAGCCTTTGCCATATACCTTGCCATAATCCTATCCTTGATTACATTGGCATACTTACTTCCAGCAACTCCCTGAGGAGATACCACTAATTTGTTACCATTTATGGTAGCTGAGCCAAATCCACAGAATGGTCCTAAACCAGAAGGAGCAGCAATTGCTTCTGCTGCTTCCTTTGATTTAATAATACCTTCATACTTAAAGTACGTCTTCATTGTCCTTAGTATTTTTAAATTGATTTTTCTGTTCTGACATATCTTTAAATGCTTCACCTACATCCTTGAACTTGAGGGTTAACAATTTAAAGAGTATTCTCCATATACTGTACCGTTTCTTAATACCATGTATTTCACAGATGTGTCCATATATACTATCTACTTCGAAACAGTAGCATATTACCATAACCGTTATTGATACCACTATTGGGTTCATCCCATAGGGTTCCCCAATAGCTTTACCAAGTACAGCACCAAGTAGAACATAACAGATATAATCTACTATTTTGTTTAGAGTTCTTCTTCCAGCTCTAGATTTTCGAATTTCGATTTTCTGTAACCTACTTGCCGATAACCCAAACCATAAATCTGATAGGATTAGAATTATTGCAAGAACTATCATCCATCTCAAATCATACAAGATTTGTGTACACTCTCCAAATATACCCACAGTGAATGTCTTGAATAAAGACTGAGTTGTGGTCTCTGTCATTCTATCGATTGTTGAATTTATCATTGTTCTACTATTTGCCAAGATTGATTACTGTAAGTTGTAATGGTAAATGTTTTCTCTGAGAGGTCATCATGTTCCCATTCTAACTTTTGAGGACTAACGATTAAGAGGTCTGCATCTACTACAGTGAACTTAGTTCTCTTTGAAGTATCTACGACAGATTCAAAGATATATTCACCAGCTTGTGCAGTTACAAATTCATAACCAGCACCACCTGCGTCATAAGTAGTTACTTTACCAACTTCCCTTATTCGACTATCGAAGTCAGGTTTATTAGAAGTACATTTGATTAAAGTAGATACTTGTTTAACATCTCCCTTTAATTCTGCATAAGTGGGAGTACAAGAAATCTCGATGATTGTAGGATAATCTTCCAGTATTACTTGACATCTTAATGAAGAACCATCATCTGCCACAAAGGTATAAGTCCCAGCCTTGGTAAGAACAATTTCCTCACCAAGGTTATAGGTTTCTCCGTTCTCATCACAGGTAGCAGTACCACTTACATTGACCTCATTTTTCATTTCCTCAAGATGGAACTTACAAGCAGACTTCTCATCCAGTAATTGGTATACTGCATAAGTATCATCTATCTGGTCTTCTGGTAATGCCCAGTTGGGTTCTTTCCAATGCCTGTCTGTAGCATCCGAAGGTACTATCTTTAATTTATTCTGATATACTACTGGAGAATTATTAACTACCAAAGTAGTCTTAGCAGTAGGGTAAGCTACAGACTGGAAGGTATAAGTCCCTGCCCTATTTGCAGTATATACATAACCATTCTGAGCATTAAAGGTTTCCCCAGTTTCAATTACCCTTACTCTATAATCATCCCCATTACCAGAAATACGTTGTATCTTTACTATAGCTTTTGCAGAGCCATTGAATAATGTAACTGTTGGTGGGCTAACAGTAATTCTATATACTGCAGTCTTACCAGATACTACTTCGAATATACCTACACCTTCATCGGTTTCCCTTTTATCCAGTGTACATTTAAACTTATAAGTACCATAACTATTAGCAGTAAACTTATCACCGTTCTTAAACAACTTAGTATCACCAATTAGCCTACAATATAGTTCACCAGTAAATGATTCTGGGTAATTCGATTCGATGGTAAGAGTGGTAGTAGCATCCTTGATACTATCCCTAACTCTAAATTCAGAAGGTGTACATCTTACCTTATATGTAATCTCTTCTCGAGTTACAACAAAGGAAGTTTGCTTTACTGGGAACTCTACAATCTCAAAGCTGTAGGTACCAGGCTCTGAAAATTCCCAAGTTGAGCCAGAGACTTTCACTATATCAGTACCGGATAATCGTACATTACAGGTTTTCACGGTACCCTTATAGGATACGTTTGCCCTTACTACTGTACTTACTTTTAGGTTAGTAGGAGTTATCTTTCCAGTAAGGGGGTCGCAAGTAATAGAGTATACTCGATTATAGGATTCTTGATTAACAGTGATTTGAGTTACCTTAGTAGGGTCTCCCACACTTCTAAAATAATAAGTACCTGCTCTGGGTATATTAAAAATGGAACCACTTTCGTGTTTAGTGTAACCCCAATTTATATTATCACTGGATATCTGATATCTTAGGTCGGCATTTATCCAATCTGAAGTTACAGTTACCTTTACCGGTACTTCATATACCTCTGAAGTAATAAGATTGGGTTGGTTCGGATTTACTAACTCAGCTTTAATTGTATACCCATCATTTACGGTAAACCCATATTGAATATCGAAAGATACATGATAGGGTATGAATCTTTTAAAGAAAGCCTCTACGGCTTCTCTAAATTTTCTGAAAGCTGCCGAGTTCGAAGTATATCCATGACCGGTAAGTCTAAAGGTTACCGGTATACATTGAGAACAATCGAAAGTATTATCATAGGTATACTTATCGTCATAATGGTAATACTGGTCAAAGTGCGGATTACCTTTTACCCAACCATCATAACTATCAGCCTTTGCAGGGTCAGTTACTACGCAGGTTAACCCATACAGCCTCATCATTATTTCGAAGAACTCAGAGGTACCTCTTATTTTAAAAAGAGATATCGAATACTTCAGGATGTTTCTTACTTGAGTACTGGTTAAAGTAAAGGGTCCCTCCTTTGGTATTATCCAAAGCTTAGATAACTCTTGGAGTTTAGCATCGGAGTAGAACCCATTAAAGTACTCTGCCCATTTCTGTGCATCTATAGTGTTCCCATAAGCAAAGGGCATTTCTCCGAGGAATTGCCAAAGGAAATTGAGATACATATCCGGAGCCTTATCTATATCAATAATATCCAGAATGTTCTCAATGTCCTTCGTAATATAATCTTCAAAATGCTCTCCACAAATTTCTAGAAACCTTTCTAAGATGCCCTTACCATTTACCTTATAAGTGTCTTGGTCCTTATACTCGAATGGCAAAAAATCGATTAGATTTTTAAGGTTCACCATTATACTATTTCGTTTACTGTTAATGTTAACTGTGAAGCATTTTCGAATACCGGTAAGTTAAAACCGAGGTCTTCATAATCATGGTTAGGTTCTGATACCGTAATAGAATACCGATAGCCCGATTGATAGCTGTTGTTCTGAATGTCCAAAGAGAAATCAAAACCATTAGCTTTATCGATAATCTGGATAGAGCTACCAACTGAGCCAGTAGTTACATAACCATTTGATACCGAACGTACTGTAAAGGTAGTTGAGGAATTGAAGGCTATGTAGTAGGTCATAGAACCCTTTGCCTTGTTTAATTTAAACTGGCCCAGGTTTAATTCCTTATTACCATAGATGGTAGTGGGCCATGGTTTAATATAAAACTTGGTAAGGTGAAGATAATCTACGGTTGATAAGTTATCTATTAGGGCATATATATCCGATACCCTTACGCTTCCACCTATCTGAGCTTGCTCTGGAGAATAGGCATTGTATAATGCTGTAAGAATTTGAGTTTGTATCTCTGCAGTCTTATAAGACTTCTTACCGGTAACATCCATCTCTAGAATAATCTGAACCTTGCCTGCAGATTTAACCTTCAACCAAGTAGTCATAGGAGCCCTTTGGGATAATAAATTATATACCCTATTAATTAATTCAGAAGAAGCAACTGCTCCACCATCTGGGCTAATATATACGGTAAGCTTTCTACCGCATTCATAATCGGCTTTAGCTTTGTTTACACCATCTACTAACATAGCTAAGCTTTCAAAGTCCTCCTTAGTAATTGCTACTCCCAGAGTCTTTACACTCAAAGGTATATGTTCCTTGAGCATTGTAAAGTTCTCATAGTTTGAACCTCCTCCAGCATCATAAGCATTACTTACAGTAGCATCAGTGATTGAAGAAGAAATAATTGAGGGTACGGATGTAATAGTATTACTCTTTACGTTACCCTGAGAACCATTGGTTAAATAGAATACTACATTGGTTATCTTTGCACCTGCTGCAGGTTTCTTACCAAAGGTACCATCTCCAAACATTATATAAGGATTGAGTGCCTCATCTACTGAAACCATAAAGTGTTTGTCTGTAGGTTTGGATTTTGCAAATGTATCTACTAATACCCAAGTTTCCCCACCTATCTGCAATGACATAGAACCTTGTTCATAATACTTACCATTGGGTAGAGTACCCAGATGAATTATAACTCTATCTCCAGTGGGTATTACCATATTATTGAGAGCGCTTGCAGTATACTTCTCATGTTGTATAATTGGTACTTTACAAGTGGTTACATTTGAATACCAAGTTACGTCTCTAGCAGATAACCAGGAATTACCACTAGAATCTGTAAACAGAGTACCTTGGGGTATAGTTAACTTAGCTCCAATAGAATTACCAGTAATGCTTCTGGATAAGATTACATCTACTGTAGCAGCAATTGCTGCTCGAGCATGATAATCTACCAAAGCCCCATGTTTAACTACCGAATCATACCTTCTTGCCGTAGATAGGAAGGTTTCCCTTGCCATGTTATCTACATAGTAGTGAAGTACTTCGGCAATTGCCGCAAATAATGAGAGGATGATAATTAAGATATTCCCCTCCGAATAATCCGTTATGAGTTTCTGACCTTGGGGGTTTTTAAGTCCCATAAGGGATTCAACCAGCTTGGCCTTAATCTGTTGATAAGACCTCTGGTATGGGTTAAGCCATTTATTTGTGATTCCCATATTATTGTGTATTTAATGAATTATCCGACCGGTCATAGGTGATATCGAGGTACTGACTAGAGTTTGTTCCATTTACTACATATGTTACTTCTATGTGTATTTTTGCATCAACTCTAGTAACTGTGATATTTTGGAAGGTTATCCTTTGTTCCCAAGCACCTATGGCTTGTTTTAAAAACTCTTTAATTATAAAACTCAGGGCTTGTGAGTTTGGTTCCTCAATACATTGCCATAGTTTACTACCAAAGTTTTCCTGTCGAAATCTCTGGCCTATCATGTAGTATAATATCGAACTTATATTATCTCTGATAAGTTTGAAATCTCCGTTCACTGGGTACCAACCTCTTTCACCCTTTTCATTAGTTGTAAGTTGGATAGGATAAGTTACACCTATACCAACTAAGTCTGTAAAGTAATTCTTTTCCATTAGTGTATGCAGGTTTTATCCTCATAATCGTCTACAACGAATTGTGAGAAAGGTTTAGTTACTTGAGTTACTGTAGGACCTGAAGAACCTGGTCCAGTAGTTACACCTGAGTGTACATGAGAATTGAACATACTGCGAAGTTGTTCTAGCTCTTGGATAGTTTGATTTAGTTTTTCGGTTAGTTGAGCAATATTGATTAACCCCTGATTTTCTCCGGTATTTAATATAAGGGTATCACCTGAAGATACATTGATATCCTTATTAGCTGATACCACTACATTAGATTCAGAATAAACTGAGATATCTCCATTAAAATAAAGATTTAGTTTCCCATTATCATCGTCTATTACAATGAGATTACCTTCTGGAGTAACTATCCCCATCTTATTTGGGCCATCCAAGGGTTGGGGTACTTGATTCATACTCCAACCATGATATTCCCATAAGGGTTTAGTAGGATCACCAAATTCAAAAGTAATGAATACTATATCTCCTACCTTAGGGGCTAAGAACTTAAATCCACTACTTATTGAACCATGTTGTCCTTTCGGTAAAGCCCAAGCAAAGGTACCTCCCATTACTTCTGGTATACATACTTTTACTCTATTCATCTTCTTTTCGGTATCATTATTATCAACAACTATACCACGGTAAATAGAGTAGTACCTTCCAAGACCCTCTAGGCCTTCTTCGGTTATTATCTTTGCAGTTTCATAGCCCATAATTACCTCACTTCCTTATTCTTGATATATTCTTTGAATCTCTTTATGGCTACTCCCATGTAATCGAATTTAACCCAATAATCATCTGGTACTTGAATATCCTTGATAGTTATCTTTCCAGGTATTACTTTACCAGAAGAAGTAGTTAAACTACCAGAACTTACAGCTATACCTTCTGCTTTCTCGATTGGAGTCTTAGCCAATACTTCAGTATAATAAGCCTTCTTTCGAGCCATCTCATCTCTACGTTTAACATCTAATACATTTCCTTCTTTGTCCATAATACCAGATTCGATGAAATAAGCAACTTCATTGTAAGTCCAACTCAAATCTAATTCGTTAATATTACTTAAAGCCTTCTTATCTTTACCCTTGGAAGTTATAGCATTAGCTTTAGCATCATTAGCTACAACTGTTTGAGTAGATAGACCAGTTTTAGAAGTGGTAGAACCAGCCCTACTTGAATTCTTTACTAACCCCAAGTTAGTTACGTATCCCTGACCTGCATCCATAGAGTGGGTACATTGTTTTATATACCAAGGACCAGACCATCGTTTACCCACATTCTCTAAGATTAATACTTGAGAAGAAGCTAGTAAAGGCCTTCCAACAACTTGCATCTGACAAACAAGTTTACTCTCAGTAGACTTTAAACCACCATTAGCATTAGCATTAGCTGCCCATGCCCACTTATCTATCCCACCATATCTACTGAACAAGTTATGATAAAGTTTGTACAGGGGTATTTCAACATTAGCTTTTTTCCAATGCTGAACTTTCACTGTAACACTATAAATACCCAAACTCTTATTTAAGGGATTTTTATATTTGATAACCGGAGTGTCATCAATCACCATGGTATATGGACCTTTCTTTAAAGCCGATATACCTCGATAAACACTTTCTTCATCCTCTAATCTCCAAGCATTAGCTCCACCCTTGGGAGTATGTTCTGGGTCAAAGTCTCTTGGGTCCAGGTCTTCTATGGTCATGTATTCCATTTGGTCTTTACCCTCAAAAAGGTATCTTTCGTTCTTAAGGATATTGTATATATCTTCATCTAAGGTCTTACCATTAACCACATTCTTAAGGGCTGCATTTAAAGCTGCACGTCTATCAGCAGGAAATTCTTCTCTTTGAATAGCCTTATTTATGATACTTCTTACCTGGTCTGTACTAAGTTCATTAAGGAATTTTTCTTTACCTTGTCTATATGCTTCGGCTGGGCTAGAAGCAGAATATTCTGCTACATCTCGATTCCATTTGTCATTCAATTGTTTCCTAGCTTCAATTGAAGCTCTTAAGTTAGGGTCGGTATTTATAGTATGCTTTAATCTCATTTCCATAATAGTTGGTATATCTTGAGGATTATTTTCAGCACCATATTTACCTACTGAGGTATGCCAGTTCTTATAATATACCCCATTATTCTCATTAGCTACTATCTCGGGTAATTTTTCGGTATCATCAATTCCAGTACTTAATATTTCTAAGTCTTTACTTTCAGGATTAATAGCAGGAGAGAGTGTAGCCTTAACTCTTTTAGTTACCTTCTGAGTAGAAAATTGAACACTAAGTACTTCCCCATTCCCACCTTGATAAGTATAAACAGTTACGGGTTCTTCGTGGAATTTCCTATTATGTATATAGATAACATTATCTCTTGAATCTATATACCAAGGACCATTAGTATAACCTCTCATCTTCTGTTCTAATTGAACTAAGATATTCTTGCCAACTAATCCAAAGTCACTATTAATCAAAGCCTTCAAATCTTCTGGCATAGCCACTTCTGCTACTCCACTGTATTTATTAGCATAAAGTACCTTTCCAGTAGTAGTACGAGTATTCTCTGTAGGTACCTGTAGTGACTCATATACTTTATTACTTATTATTCGTTGTTCCATTACTGAAAGATTTCTATGATTACACCTACACCATTATCACAACCCCCATCTAAATATGAAGATAAACTGTTCTCTGAAGCTTCAGAGAAATTATAGGGTGGCTGATATCTTAAATCCCCGATAGAGTCTATACATTTGATAGTTACATGAGTACCAGTAGAATCAAACTTTGCCTCAAAGTCCCTAACCTTGATGGTTTTAATTGGACCCGATATGAATTGACCGTCTGGGTATATGTATCCCCACTGTAAGCATATCACACTACCTTCTTGTAAAGCCTCTATATCTACAGTATCGGGGTCTCCAGTATCAAATGTAATTGTAGCAAGATTTTCTTTTTCTTCATCATACCTATAATTCCAGGTACTAATATAAGCTCCAAGAGGTATACCAGTAATGGGATTCATTATTGGCATACCTCTAAAATCGAATAGAGCCAAGTATGGTTGGCCCATCCCATTATATAATATAGGTTTTTGTTTAGCTGCCATAAACTGGGATTCTTATAAGTGTTCCACTTTCTACCTCTTTAAAAGGATTTAGTATACCATTAGCTTCTGCAATAAGATACCATTTACCAGAATCACCATAATATCTATAGGCTATATTCTGTAAAGTCTCTCCATCCTTAACGGTATGTTGAATATCGTTTGAGGATGAAGGTACAGAAACTACTGGAGCTTCTAAAGAGTAATCACCATCTCCGTAATTTAGAGCATAGGCATTATTATAAGGACTAGCCCCTATTAGATATTGGTTAACATCAATCATATTTAATACCTCCTGTCTTTTTAAGTGAATCAGAATTTATAAAATCTCCATAGGATAAGTTATATGCACTTACTCTCTTGAAAATCAATTCTTGAGTTGCTGCTGCAGGCAATAACCTACCATTACCAAAAGTAGCTGGCTTTCCTGGTACCCTTACCCTATAACCATTCTGAAAGTTCTTCAGAGTATAGGTTGCTGAAGTAAGGATGTAGTTGTGATTATCAAAGATGCCCGAATCCCCCCACTCAATCTTAACAATCGGAGGGGCAGCCTGATAACCATTAGATTTAGTCCATGATTCTAATAACCTACATTTATTGATTACCTCCTCGGGATTTTCTGGGTCATTACAGTACCAAGACACATTGAATTGAATAATGTCTTCAGCTCCAGTAAAGTGATACATTGGTACATTGCGACCCATTGATTTAATGGTGGCCCATGTGGTTTCTCCTCTAAAGTCTATTTCTGGAGGTCTATTCTGTAGGGTAATATATTGAGTGGGGTTAACAGTCATATTATATATCCTTACCTCATTCTGATATATAACATCTGCTTTAGCCTCGAAGTTTCTGTAATTAGTAGTATTCTTATTCCCCTTTGCTGGGTCTACTCCCTCACTCTCCTCTAATCTCGGGAATTGTAATTCCATTCTCCATTTAGCCTGGAGTTGTTTGTTTAGAATAGGGTTCTTAGAGGATATCTGAGCTTCTCCCATTACCCCATTGGGAGTATAGAGTTTACCCTTTGGAGCATCATCTTTGGGAAGAGTAGAAAGAGTTCGATTGAGTAATATCCGAGCTCTCCATAGTTTATTTAATGGACCCGTAAGAACACCTGCTGTATCTCTTGTAAGGTCATTGTACTTTTCAACAACCTTACCTGCTGCTTTATTTAATACTCTAGCCATAGTGTTTTTAATTTTATAATCCTAATGCTACACCAGTATAATCTTGCTGAGAACCCAAAGAATAATCTCCCAATATCTCACCATCTACACTGATGTTAATCTTACCATCTTTTAATCCATCTCTAATAGCTGCTCTCATTGCATTCAAGAACCTTTCTTCATTCTGAGCCCTGATTGCAGATGGGTCTTCTTTACTCTGAGCTTCTGTATTCCTATCTACTGACTTAATAAGACTGCTTCCTACCTCAATTAATAAAGGAAGACCTACAGTAATTGCTAATCCCCAGGGTCCACCGAGTAATCTCATAAGTCTACCACCTATAGAGGTTAAACCTTTTATAGCACCTTGCCCAGCCACTTGACTACCAACTTGGGCACCTGCTCCAGCTAAAGCCTCTTCAGCTAAATTACCCGCCATAGTAGTTGCTAATGGTACTCCAGGATTTGGTGTCTTAACATATCTTCCGATTTTAGCGTTATAAAATCTACCAGCAGAATTCATACCAATACCGCTTAACATCATTTGGAGTTGAACCATGGTTCTCATAAGGTTAACCATCCTTACCATGTGGGCTTCCATAATGGCAAACTGAGTATTAGTTTTTATTGCTGCAGCAGACATACCTTCAGTAGAAGCAGTAGCAATAGTCTGTAAATACCCAACAGACCTAATAATACCTCTTACAGTATTAAATCCTGCAACAATAGTACCTACTACTACTGCAGTAGCTCCTACTCTAAGACCAAAACCTCCAACCCAAGTTTCTGAGATATCATTGATTACCTTAACAATTTTATTACCAACATTTAAAACAGGAGTAAAGATTCTACCCAAAGCTGCACCTGCGGTAACTGTTAAGTTCTCTATATTTGATTCGAATTGGTCAATTACACCTGCATCGGTTTTAAGACGTTCTTCATTGAGTCGATTTACTGCTCCCAAATTTTGGCCATAGGTTGCAAGTATCTTACCCATCTTATCTCTACCAGAAGCAATATCTCGAAGTACTGGAAGCATACCACGATTACCTCGAACTCCGAATATATTGAAGAAGGCTGGTGTTTCTATCCGTGAAGGTAAGTCTACTGCCGCCTTGGCAAATTTCCGATAGATAGTGTAAAGATCTATAAGGTTACCCTGAGCATCGAAAAACTCATCCGGACTTAAGCCCAAGTCTGCTAAAGCGTTATAGCCTTTCTTTTTTTGATTAACAAGGGATAGTTGTAAGTAACGAATCATATTAGCCAGTGAGGTACCTGCCATAGAACCTTGTATACCCATATCCCCCAATACACCAATAGCAGCAGCCGTTTGCCGAAGGTCTACTCCAGCAGTTGCCATATCTGCTCCTGCATAAGATATGGACTTGGCTAAGTCTGTTAAAGATATATTTGCATTAGTAACTGCAGTATATAAATCATCGGTTACTCTAGCGGCTTCTCCCATTGGGATTTGGTACATTGACATGATATTGGTCATCAAGTCAGCTACACCACCTTTCTGTCCCACTGGCATTGTAAAGATTGAAGCCAGCTTAGATGCTGGCCCAATCATTTCTTTAATAGCCTCGAATTTATTACCTGCCATAGCCAGGTATCTTTGTCCTGATGCAACATCCGAAGCAGTAAGAGGTGTTATCTCATTGACATCTTTTGCCAATTGTAACATTTCTCTTTGTTCTGCAACGGTGGCACCAGCAATTTTCGAAGCAGTCCAAACTTCATTCTGAACACCCGCAGAGTATTTATAGGCTCTTGCCATTCCCCCTACGAGCTGCATTCCGAAGTCCATTGTATTGGAAGCTGACATCTGTATACCTCTATTCCAGGTATTCATATCATTCATCATTGTTCTGAATGACCCAGATATCTTGCCGGCCTCTTGAGAGAATCGGTCTTTTAAAACCATGGCAACACCGACCTCTATTATACTCTTACTGGTATTCATAATTTACTTTCTTTTCTTTAATTGTTTATAATATTGCTCGGCCATTTCCTTGAATATTTTCCTTATTCGGTACGGAAGACGTAAAAAGCCGAAATAGTCTAAGGCTATCTCGGCTCTGGTGATATAAACAAAATCACTCTCTAACATTACTCTTCCGTCAGGTAGAAAAAATTCGGTGCCCAAACTATAGGATAAGTTCTTTCTTCTCCGGTGGTTGGATTAGTGATATGGGATTCACCTTTGAAGATAGGGTCCATAGATAAGATATGCTTTCTCATCTCAGCCATATCCTTTGCAGTAAACGGAGTAAAGTTTTCTACCTTCTCCCAACTACCATCAACCTCTAAGTGAAGATTACGGCAAAGAAGAGGAGCATTCTTAGTTTGTTTATCCAAAGGCAACTTCATGAACTCTTGTTCTCCCTTACCAGTCATACAATCGAATTTAATTCTCTTGCCAGATGAAAGAGTGTATTCATGGTCTACCAATCTAACTCCCTCTGGATAATAAGGGATAGCATCTGGCTTCTGATTTAAATCCTCTACAGTTGGAGCAGTACCGTAATCGAAAAGGAACTCATGAAGGTCTTGGCCATAAGTAATCTTACCACCATTCTCTTTGCCCCAATCATATTCGAATTCTACTTCCTCTCCCAAAGAGAAGATACGAGAATTGAAGATAATAGCATAACGGTCATTGACTGGTAAGTTAAGGGCATCATCTATGGTTAATTTCCCATTAGGGGTAGCAGTAGTTCTAATTACAATTGCTGCAATGAACTTGGTAAGGTTCATCAAAGTCTTCATGTCTGAAAGGTTACTGAGGATATCTTCATCAGCACCATTCTGTTCTCTGATTTCATATTCGAAACCAGAAGGTCCGGTAAATCTAAATGTTCTAAATTCCATAATTTGATATATTTAATGTTTACAAATGTTCATAGTACTCCGTATAACAACAAGAAAGGGGTGAGCTCCTATCACGGGAATCCCACCCCTCCACCGAATCTTAGTGAAAATATACTAAGGAATTAGTATTTATCTGCAGTACCAACTGAGAACTCTATGGACTCAATGGTATTCTCTGAAGCCATTCTGTCCAAGTCTAAGCCGGTAATCTTACATGGCCATACCTCTTCGAAGACGTGGGTATTAAGAACCGAGACTCCATCTTCGGCAAGTTCATTTACAATAGCCGTTTCCCAATATTGGCTTGGTACCAAACCTCCACCAACTATGTGGTCTTGGCAAGCATAAAGCCAATCATGAAGCCATGTGTCTGAACCTGCAGTAGTCATAAGTTTCTCTACAATAAGATTACCTATAGTAACCCTACCTGCAGTTTTAACGTCTCTATTGACGTCCCCATGAGCAACCTGGTCAATCTCAATATCCGGCAAAGTACAACTTTGGAATAGATAGGTATTGATAGGGTGTTTGGGGAACATGATGCTCCACAAGAATTTCTTCCGTGGGTTTTTTACTTTTGCTCCCATTGTGTTATGAGTTTATAAGTTATTACTTGTTTCTACGATTGATACTGCCTTAGAAGCTGCATCGATTACAATCTCCATAGTTACCTCTTGCATAGGAACTACATCCTTATACTTAAGGATAGCACGGTACTTACCCTGACGAGCATCTGCTTCGTTATTAACCGAAAGGTCATCCCAAGAAGTTGCATCTTGGTCACCCATCCAGGTATACTCGGTCATAGCATCTTCATCTACCAATGAATCCAGTGTAGGTTTAACCTCCAACCAGATTCTCTTCCAAGTACTCCAAACGTTTGGTTCTTCGATATACTTGTTGAGTACCGGGCGAAGGAACTTCTTCAAGTAGAGATTCAACCTTACGATTGAAAGGAACCTTTCAGAATCCTGTTTCACTTGAGAAGAGAAGCAATGCCATAGCATGGTTTGCTTACCTGCATCTGGAGTATCTTTGATTACCATCTCATTGATATAATTCTGAGCAAGGGTGTTCAGTTCGTTATATCGAGAAGGAGAACCATAGTTGGGGCATACTGGACCAACTGCATCCCCAATAACTCCTCGGTTCATACCTGCAAAGGATTTCCAAGGACCATATTGAGTAGCAGAGGCATCTCCCAAACCCACAATAGTACCCACTACATCGGAATCCTGAAGATTACCATTTTCGTTGTAGTACTTAAGTCCACCACCAAAGTAGGCAATGTACTTAGAGTTACCTACAGTACCAAGGCAAGTCTGTACCCAAGTAACCTGAGCTTTGTAATCTCTTGCCTGAGTACCTTGAGTATAATGGGTTAAGTGTTTGGGAACTTCGATATACAGTACCCATTCCATCAGTTCTTTTGCCATATCAGCAGCAGCCTTGTATACTTTGAGTACCCCTGAATCTTGTTCCAAGTGTTGAGAGATATGTGAAATAAACAATTGGTAGAAGTCTGTGTAGTCTCTTACCAAGTCCAGTGAAGCAATCCATTCTTCGGCAGTTGGAGTGGAACCTGCACTACCGATAGTACCATTAAACAGTTTCTCTGTTTCGGAGGGTGCAGCATCTCCCACGGTAATAGTGATAGCATTCTTAGTACCGTCGATATCATCGGTAAGCCACTTAATTAGGTTTTCAAAAGAGGAACCTGCAGTAATTACCGGCTTAATATATTCCGAGTTCTTAGCAAATTCACTAAGAGCAAGGTAATCTACCGAAGTATTATTGTTATCATCGGCAGTTTTGTAGGTTATTACTGGACCCTGTTCAAGTACTTGCCCATTAGCCGAATGGATTTTATAATACAAGGTATTAGCTTGCTTATAAAAACCAACCTGGAAAGTATCTGCACTACCAATGGGATCTCCATATCCCTTGGTTACTAATCCAAAACTATAGGTAGTACTACCTGATTTGAAAGTAATCAGAGCAGAGGGTTTAGCCGAGTCGGGTACAGCAGAAGCAACTGAAATCCCATCTTCTGAATCTTTAGCTTTTCTTGCCGCAGCCTGAGAAGCAGTTACTGTACCTTGAGCAGCTCCCTTGCCAAGTACTCGAATAACACGAAGCTTAGAACCACCCTGCAAAGCCTTTTCGATATTTGATACAGAACCATCTGGTACAATTTCAGAACCATAGATTCTTTGGAACTGAGAGAATGTAGAGATGATTTCTGAGGGGTCATCGTATGGGCCCTTAGTAGTTCTAGCCAATACACAAGAAACTCCTAACATGGGAGTAGTTTGAAGAACATTGTTGTTCTTAAACTTAAAGTCAATGTGAGGTGAAGTTGGCATAATCCTATTGTGATTAAAGTTAATTACTTGTTTAATTTATACCCTAGAGTATTGTACCTATGCCTTAGGTACTTTTAACTCTAACATTTCATTTTCGTTTTGTTCTAACAATCCAATAAGAACTGATATATCCTTGATAGGTGTAAGAGTACCTTCTCCCAAAGCTTTTTCTGGAAGAATACCGTCTTTACATACATAAGTGTATACCTTCTCAAGTATACCATGTTCTACATCTTGATGGTCATAATAATTACCAATCTCAATGAATAGGTTTCCGGTGGGAGCAAGCCTGCCCTTTTCCCATTCCTCTAAGTCATTGAAGTATGGTCTCATGTATCCTCTAGCAGGTAAGCCAGTATATAAGATTGTATGTAGCAACCTCATATCGGCTTGTGTTTGAGAAACTAGATGTACATCTATAGTAATATCTTTTGTTTCATAAGGAAACTCTGAAGCTTGGTAATTACCATCCTCAAGTTTATCACCAATAATGTACTTATTCACACCAATATCTCCAGCATAATAACCCTGTAGTTCTATGGTTATTCTTGGGAGAGTCTTTGGGCCTTTTACTTGATTATTCCCTATACCAAAAAGTGGTATAAACTTCTTCATACCTTTGATTGCCTCTTGAAATCTTTTTTCGTTTTCTTGAGACAAAGGTAAGAAGTCTTCTGGGTTTAAGGTAAGACCCCTTTCTAACATTGTACTAAGTAGAGAGATATAAAAAGTTCTTTCTACTATTTCTTCTGAGTTTACCATTAAAGTCCTAATCTAATATCTAATTGAACACTCTGATTGCCATTGTCATTAATATACCCATTATAAGTTACCTGAATACCTCCAAAACCACTCAGGGTAGTTTGTAAATGACCAACACAATTTAATTCACTAACCCATTGAGTAGCAATATTTGAAGGATAATCGGTAAGCCATACTTTAAATGGTATTGGTTCAGAACCAATACCTCCAGGGAATTGACCCTCTATTGTCTTACTTATATCGGTTATCTTAAATTGTTTTACAAATTTAGCAACTTGAATACCGTTGATAAGGTAGTACTGATAACCCTTTACATTACTAATCTGAGCAGTACTAGTATTTTGACCAAGATTTGGGAAGGGTATATTCAGGGTTGGTTCAAAGCCATACTTAGTAGTTCTAGTACCTGGAGATTGAGTTATATTTAAAACTATCTCAGTGTTAGGTTCTTGCTGTGAGATAATCTTAACTATAGCAGTTCTTTCCAAGGGGTCATAGTTACTTGGGTTGTGATCTTGATTAGTAGATTTAGTTTTGATAGTAAGCTTACCTGCGGCATTAGCTTCTCCAATTTCTTGGGTTACATCTAACCAATCTGAGGAGCTTTCAACTTTCCAATCTACAGCACGATATTCATCTTGAGGCTTATTATCGATAAACTTCTGTTGGTAACTATATACCCCTATTTCTAGAGTCTCACCCCTTTTAGTACCATCGAAAGTATGGGAAGTAGTTTCCGGAGTGATACTAAAATAAGTTCCCCAGGTCTCTACTATTTTAGGAGCAGCCTTTTGTATAAGAGTTACTTCCCTTTCTACACCCTGAACTACTACCTTGAGGACCTGCTCTTTTAAGGTCTGTTCTGTATTTACTGCTTTCGGTTTTACACGAATGGTAGCAGTACCAGTTCCTGATAGTGAAGATATTTCAAAATCTACTGCCATTATATAATCCTCCTTATTTCTTCTCTAACTTCATTACGTATTTCCTTTTGTAAGGCAGCTTTTCCACCAGCAGCCTTAAATGCAGGAGCCCAGAGAGGACGAGGTGGTAAATTACCATCTCTACTACCATACTCTAACATGATAGCTATCTGATTCAAAGTTCTTCTTGAAGTCTTACCAGTATAAGTAATCTTCTTGATTCCAATTGGTAAACCAACGAAAGTTCTTTTCTTACCTTTTACTAAGGTAACTGACCTGGCATATTGTCCAGTAAGATTTAGCATGGTATGGTCCCCATACTTCTTTATGGTACCAGGAGCATGTGGTGGCCAAGATACTCCGGAACCTCTTGGAGGTACACCAGTATTCAAACTTCGTCTTACTATACGAAGAAGTTGATTACCAAACTTTTCTGTACCTTTCGCATAGCCTTTGGTTAAGATACTTGGGGTTTTAGCAATCAACCTTTCTGCACGAGCTTGTTCTCGTTTGTCTGTGTATATTTCTAGATGACCAATTGGAGTCGATATTGTAATATTAACCGACTTACTTGGCATAATTCTTATTATTGTTTAGGTTTATCTAATCCCAATTCTTGAGCAATCCTTAATAAAAAGGGTTTCTTGGTTAGTTAACCTCTCATTCATGGATAACTTAAATTCTTCGAAATCTGGAGCAGGATTACGAGGTGATTCTGAACGATTATTAATTAAACCAAGAATATTATCGCATTCAGAAACAACGGCCTCAAATTTGGCTTTGCTATTTAAAATATTTAAAGCATTCTGTTTCTGCATTGATACCTCATTAATGATATTATCAAGATTGGTCGTATAATAGGTACCATTATAAATACCGGTGTTGTATATAACCTATGATATCCTAAATACATAATCATAGGTTATAGTAGCAGCACTCTGGTTAATAGTAAGTGTTATCTTCTTACCAGATTCTGATTGAGTTACTGTTACTGTAGCAGACCTTGAGGATTCAGCAGTGTTCTCATGAGTTTTAACTGAGAGCCCATTATCTACTATATTAACAGTAGCCCAACTCGGTACATTTCGACTTGCTCCCACCGGATATATATCAGAAGTTTCTGTACCATTTATCACTTTCTTTTTATAAGAGATGAATGGAACCTCTTCGGTTTTTCCCAAAGCAGGATGGCTAATAGATTTAGAAATCTGACTTCCGGGTGAATTCCCCCAATTAAAGTAATAATTATAGTATACACTAGCACCACCCTGAGTAATATCTGCATAATCAGAAGCCCCACCATAGTTAGCAAAGACTCTAATAGACCTACTACTTGTACTGGTATTCTCAGAAGCCCTAAGTGTAGTACCTGATAGACTAAATCCTGAGGTACCATTGGTACTTAAACTTGGAGTAGCACTATCAGAGCCATCCCTTGTATTTGAACCTGAGGTATAGTTAGCATACCTGGGTCTACTTGCACTGGGGTACAAAGTTACACTACCTCCAGTATTACCGATGGTATAAGAACTTGCCCTTAAGCTTACATTCCAAGAACCATAGGTATACCCAGTAAATTCGTTTGCTGCCTGGTATACTGGTACACTTACAGATTTGGTTTTACCATTTAGTGATAAGGTACCAGTAAGGGTTCCTACCTGGGTTCTAGATTTAACCGTAGTTCCCAAAGAACCTGCACTAACTGCAGTACCATAACTAATGCTAGCACCGCTTGTAATTGTGCCTCCTCCAGTTGTAGAACCATTCCATCCCCAAGTCTGAGAATAAGTTGGCATACTTGAGAATGAACTTCTACTTCCTCCACCGGCAGGTATATCGGATACGCTTCCTCCACTGGCAGTGATTTCACTATAGGTTCTATAACCTGCTGATTGAGAACAACTGATAGTTGCCTTCTTATTGGTCTCAGCTTGGGTTAAGGTTACCGTACCACTTCGTGTACTGGTAGAAGTATTATTATTCATAGTTACAGAAGTACCGCTTCCAGATACGCTACCAGAGTTGGCTCTAGTATAAGTTAAAGCTATTTGGTTACCATAATTATGCCCATTTCTTAATTCTTGCTTGTAAGAAGTAACTGAAAAGGTTTTGGTACCTCCAGTAGCCCCAAAAGACATAGAGGTAGGTGTTACACTCCAACCATAACTCCAAGATTGAGAGGCTGCTGCTTGAATAAAGGTTAATTTAAAAGTTTTACCCGATTCATCCTGTGTAACAAGAGTATTGGAATCAGACCGAGAGGTTAATCCCAAATTCTCTGAAGCAGTCCAAGGAGGTGTTTGAGGATGATTAGTTACCCATGCAGGTTTATTACTAATAACATAATTTACCGTAATTTCAGCCCCATTAGCTACTCCATCCCAATATTTCTGTTTTGTAGAAATAAAACCAAACCCCTGATTAGAAGAGCTTGGATTACCCAAAGCATCAAAGCTTACACTACTGTATCTAGAAGTAAAAGTATATTTATAAGTTACCTTATGAATATCCTCTAACTTTACTGTTTCGTTATTTCCATAGGAACCGGCATTGGATAGTTCCAACCCCACATAATTTTCCCCTGTTCCTGTAGGGGAGAGTGCTAACAATTCAGCCTTGGTAGGACAGTCATTGCCATCCTTACCAAGGCCTACTTTACTTTTGACAGCACTCCAGGTTGCTATCTCTCCCATAAGATTTATTTGTTTTTAAGTTCCTGAATCTCTGCCTTCAAAGTCTTGATTTCATCATAGAGAAGTTTAACACCCTCGATTGCCAAGGTTGACATCTTGTGATATTTAACTTGTTTTACGAGTACGTATTCTTCTCCGTTGATTTCCAGGGTTTCGAATTCCTCTGGATTGGGTACCGTAGATTTCTCTACTGGAACTTCTTCCACATATTTACCAAATCCTAAGCCTTCGAGGTTCTGAGCAATAGTTCCCTCATCCTCCTTACCAAGCATAGTAAATGACTTAGTAGGTATCTGGCAAATCTGGTCTAGAGTATGATTCAAATCTTTAATGTTATCTTTGAGTCGAATATCTGAAGACTCTTTCCAGAAACCGGAAGGAGCCGTAGTCTTAGCAAATACTACCTGGTCAGTAGTTGCCAATCCCAATTGAGCTCTAGTTACTGTATGAGGATTATCCTTTCTACCTGCATGGCTATTGATAGAAGTTTGAGCAGCAGTACCTGCAGCCTTAGCATCGGCAATAGCAGCAGCCTGAGCAGTAGATACTGGTTTATCTGCATCCGATGTATTGTTAACATTACCCAAACCAACTTGAGCCTTAGTAACTGTATGAGGATTAGATTTATTGGCAATGTGATTATTTACCTTAGTTTCCAGGGCAGTTATATCTGAACCCTTATCGGCAATCAATCCATCTACGTAAGTTTTTAATTCTGTACGAAGAGAATTGATAGCATTGGTTCTATCCGTAATCTCATTTGCCAAGCCTTGTACTGTGTTATCAAGTTTAGTCTTATCGGATGCCGTCATTACACCAGCAGCAGTTTTAGTTGCTGCTGGGAGTAAAATACTAGATTGAGAATCATTAACTTGGTAATGTCCATTCTGCTGTTTTTTTGCATACCAGTAATTAATGGATATGCCAGTAGTAGTAAAACCTAAATTAAGAAGACTACCCGGTTCATTACTAGATTTTGCCAAGAGTATTTCTGGTACGGTTTCCAATGATGCTTTAATCTCATTATCTTTTGCAATACGGGCCTCTTGTTCAGCTTCAATAGCATCTGGTAAGGTTTGATTAAGCATTATTACACTATCGGCATCCATCAGACCAGCTTCTCGAGTAGTGGCTGGAGTTAGAGGGATTACCATCCCATCGGGTTTATCAATGTAATGCCCTTGACCATCCGTAGCAGAATAGTTACATAAGATAATAACATTACGCTTATTTTTGTTAGCTATTGAAACCTTACTAATTAAATTTTTAGGCATGCTAGATACCACATCCTCAAGATGCTTACCTCTACTACCTTCGAAAGCAGTACCTGCGATTTCCCCAATGATAAGAGACGAAGTATTACTGTCTACGAATTTAGTACCTGACCAACGGAATTGGTATGGAGGTTCACCATCGGCAACATTTATATAAATCTTACCAGATTCTCCAACTACGGGAGTTTGGTGACCTGCATCCGTATACAATTGAACATTAGTAAGACCTCCAGTGGGGCTTACATCATAGGTAGCATATACTTCAAGTACATCATCTACATATGAAGGCAAATGGTTAGCAGGTACTAACCCCTTCCCATCCAATGGAGCAAAGCCATCAGCCTTACCCTTAGTTGCTACAAAGGCATCATGCTTAGCTTCTAGAGTGTTAATGTTATTCTGCAGTTTATTATCAAGGGCAGTGTCTGCCGCAGTTCTATCAGCAATCTCTTTATCAATCCTTGCACCCAATGCAGTATCAGCAGAAGTACGAGCAGTTGCTTCATCGTTTACTGCTTTAGTAAATTTTGTGTCGAGAGCAGTGTCAGCATCCTTACGGGCTTGAACTTCTTCAGCAAGAGCTGCCTCCGATTTACCATCCAAAGCTTCAATAGCATCCTTTCTATCCTGGATTTCTTGAGCTATTGCATTGGGTAAGGTCTCATCCAGGTTTGTCTTATCTACGGCAGTCATAACTCCGGCATTTTCTTTAGTTGCCTTTGATATACTGATATTATCAGTGCCCTTTAATTCATATACTCCAGTATCTCTATTAAAAGTTGAGGGTTGAGATACTAAGTCTACATGGTCTGAATAAGGAACTGAATTCCTATGATAACTTATAAACTTCTCAGGAAGAGAATCAAACAGCTTCTTATCTGCAGCAGATTGTACACCAGCTTTTTCTGCAGTAGAAGCAGGTAAAGTAATTGGATTCTGTTCTACAGTACCATCCTCAATTACAGTTTTAGTAGCAGCAATGCCAACAGTAGTTTCATTGGGAGTTACTGCACCAAGAGCAAAGTTAGCCGTAGAGATTCTATCTAACTCAACCTTATCCTTAGCAGTCATCGTACCAGCCTTAGTAGCCGATACCTGAGGCAAATCGAAAGTTTCGGTAGTATCAGCATTCAAACCGTTATCCTTAGTTACCGTTACTGTTACTTTATTAGCATCAGAAGCTGCAGAGATATCAGTTAAAGAATTTGGGTCTAACCCATCTAACTTAACCTTGTCTGCAGCAGACATAACTCCAGCAAGAGTTTGAGTTACCGGAAGTAAATTCTTGGTAGCTTCTACTTCTTCACCATATTGGTTATTTGCCTTATCCTTGGTTGAAGTCTTTACTTTGAAAGAAAGCTGAGTACCTGTTCGGGTTACAGTACTAACATCAGTAACCATGGTATCAGGCAAAGCATCAGAAGTACCTTCTTCAGCTACCAGTCTTTCTTCATGGTCATCGGTAATGTTAGTGAATTTATTATCTAAGGCAGTATCAGCATCGGTTCTGTCCTGAATTTCTTTATCGATACGTTTACCCAAAGCTGTATCGGCAGCAATACGGGCAGCTTCTTCTGCATCGATGTTATCCTGGAGAACTTTATCTGCGGCCTTTCTTTCCTCTCTCTCTGTATTTAAGTCAGAAGTATTCTGGTCAATCTTTGCTTCTAATCGAATATCCTCAGCCTTACGAGCAGCGATTTCATTATTCAGCAAATCGGTAATGGCAGTATAGTTACCATTAATGTTACCCTGAATACCCTGAATCAATTCCAGATTACGTTGAATATTGGCAGCATTCTGAGTTACCAGAGCATTGGTAGCATTCAAGGAAGTTAACAGCTCCGTACGAGTTTCAGTTACGAAAGTTCTCAACTCATTTACCGTAGTAGTAAGAGTATTACTTAAGTTAGTGAAAGTCTGTTGCAGAGTATTATCTCCTTGTTCACGCAGATTCTTTTCAGCTTCAAGCTTATTCTCCAACTCAGTAAGCTTAGCAGTCATAGTTGCTGCAAAGTTGGGATCATCACCGAGAGCCTTAGCAATCTCGGCCAAAGTATCAAGTACCTCTGGAGCAGAGCCAATAATCTTTTGGATAGCAGCCTCTACTTGTTCAGCACTCTGAAAATCTGAATCGTTTAATAACTCAGATACCTTAGTGATGTAATTTGCATGTTCTTCGATGCCATCCAACTTGGCATATAGCAAGTCAGTGAAGTCATTTGAAGAAAGTACTTTACCGTCTACCTTATCTACCTTCTTTCCATCCATTGCCTTGTCAGCAGCAATTCGATCTGCTTTTTCCTGAGCAATAGCATTATTAATAAGGGTATCTTGGTTAGCACGTTCTGTAGCTTCCTTATCGATATTATTCTGCAACTCAGTATCACCAGCTAAGCGGTCATTCTTTTCGGTAAGTATATTTTGGTTGATACCCGCCATATCATCTTTATGATTCTGAAGGTTGGTATCAATCTGGGCCTCAAGAGAAGTCTCTTTGGCAATTGCTCGGTCTTTCTCTGCATTAATAGCAGTAGTATTAGCATTTACCTTTGCTTTTAATTCATTCATAGCATCGGTATTACCTGCCTCTAGAGAATCAATACGAACTCCCAAAGCATTATCACCGGCAATACGATTTTCCTTTTCTTGTTCAAGCTTAGTGTTAAGATTAGCTACCTCAGATTCCAAAGCCTGCTTAGCATTATCCAATTTAGCCGTAAACTCAGTACTCAAGGCTTTATCGGCTGCAGTACGGTCTGCTGCTTCTTTATCCAAATTTACCTGAAGAACTTGGTCTGCAGCTTTTCTTTCTACACTCTCAGTATTAAGGTCAATATTGAGAGTATCGATACGAGAACTCAAAGCACTATCAGCATTGGTACGGTCAACGATTTCCTCGTTAATCATATCCTTAACTTCCTTGTAGTTATCCCCTACAGTCTTAGTTAAGTTTGTGATTGCCTCTGAATTTCTTTCGATATTATGTTGATTAGTAGCGATTGCCGTAGTATTGGCATTTACCTGCTCAGTAAGCTCATTACGCAAAGTATTGATAGACTCTTGCATACTCAAAGCCAAGTCTGAGATACGCTGGTTAACGTTAGCCAGACTTTGAGTATATGCTTCATCAGCAGTCTTTCTTTCGGCAATCTCCTTATCCAAGTTAGCCTGAATTGTGGCATCGGCATCTTTACGGTCTTGGATTTCCTTGTTAAGGTTATCCCTTACAACCCCGAGTGCAGCATCTCCAGTAGCAGACTTATTGTCTACGTATTCTTTCAGTTTAGTTTCAAGGGCAGTATCTGCATCCTTACGAGCTTGAACTTCAGCAGCTACCTCAGCACTGTTTGCCTCGTCTCCTGCAATACGGTCTTCGATTTCTTGGTTAACCTGTTCTGTGATTGCAGCCAACTTCCTAGTGATAGTAGTTGCAAAGTTGGGGTCATTTCCAAGGGCATCGGCAATTTCCTTAAGAGTATCAAGTACCTCTGGTGCTGAACCAATAATCTTTTGGATAGCAGCATTTACTTCTTCTTCAGTTTGGAAACCGGCATCATTTATAAGCTGAGAGAGATGGGTAATATAGTTTGCCTTTTCTTCTATGCCATCCAATTTAGCTTTGAGGGTATCAGTAAAGTCATTCTTGGTCAAAGAATAACCTTCACGTTTATCTACCTTCTTAGTATCAAGGTCTTTATCACCCTTTTCTCTAGCAGCAGCCTCGGCAGCAATAGCATTAAGCAATTGTTCTTTGTCTTCTACACCCTGCTCTTTTATATCCTCAATTTTGTGTTCGAGAACTAAATCCTGAGCAGCACGAGCAGTAGCCTCTGAATCTATATTGTTCTGTAATACCTGGTCTGCAGCAGTACGTGCTTGAGCTTCCTGGTCAATCTTACCTTGAAGAGCATTGTCTGCATTAGTACGATCTGTTACCTCTTTAGAGATTTCATTGTGAAGAACTTGGTCCTCAGAATGACGGTCTACCTTCTCTTGGTCAATCTTACCCTGAAGAGCTAAAGTATCAGCCTGGCGATTAGTGATTTCTTCATTAATCTTAGAATCCAGTACGGTATCTGCATTGGTACGATTTGTAGTTTCTTCAGCAATCTTTGCCTCGAGTGCGGCCTTATCATTGATATGGAGAGTCTTAAGGTTATTTACACTTTCCTTAATCTCATTATCGGCAGCGATACGTTCATCTTTTTCCTTTTGAATAAGGCCCTTGAGTTCTTTCTCAAGTTCACCATTATCTTGATTTACCTTATCTTCAAGGTCTTTGATGTCTTCAGCATTCTTATCTACCTTCTTCTCAACTCGGTCGATTTCAGCTTTTAAGTCTGCCTTAACGGTATCAATCTTCTTATTGATTTGGTCTAACCCATATTCTAGGTTATCCTGAACTGCAGCTACTGCAGTACCCAGAGCAGCTTCGGCTTCCTTAGCACGATTAACCTCTTCGGTTAAAGCAGTACGAAGGTCGGTTAATTTATTAGTGATAGTAGTTGCAAAGTTGGGATCATTGCCCAATGCTTCTGCCAACTCTTTAAGAGTATCAAGGGCATCATCAGCACCATCAACCAAATCACTAATCATCTGTTTAACTTCTTCCTCGGTTTGATATTTCAAATCATTCTCAAGCTGAGAAACTTTAGTGATATAATTTGCATGTTCTTCGATGCCATCAAGTTTAGCCTTCAACGCATCGGTAAAATCATTTTTCGATAAGTCGTATCCTTCTTTCTTATCTACCTTATTCTTGATAGAAAGTACGAAGGCCCAGAACTCATTTATAGTTCCCCCAAAGCCAGCTTTAACAAAGTCATCATAGTAACCCTGTAATAACCGCTGGTCTATTTCTTCGCAGGTATAATACTTACTTACATACATATTTTATAAAATTTAAGGATTAATTACTGCACGTTGACGACCCAGTAAGAATTCAGAATCGATATCCCTGAATGGTTCTCCCTCTGAACCACAGAAGGCATTCATTGGTACATCCGGATTTTCGGGGTCTACATCTCCACCGTCCTCAATATCTCCCCGTATGCAAGCATAATCAGGAAGCCTATTTACACGGAACTTTATTACCTGGCCTATACCAGGATGAGGTATTATTTTATCCCAGATATCTCCGAAGTAATCTTGAAAGCAGGTGACAAATTTGTTTCCGGTCATCGATTGAAATGCCGTTACATCATTGCCATTACCTTTCATTTCAATATGAACTCCAGAGGTACCATTGAGGATAACCCGATTACTATCAAACCAAATTCCACTGTTTGTAGTAATTGGTGTCCACCTCAGTACTAACATCTTTGCCATATACTTTATTTTTATTCTACAAATTCAACTTTGGTATCTCGGTCTCTCTTTAGGATAATCATGAAAACTAAAGCCTCATCCTTTGCCTGAGCAGTCTGAGTATCTCCAGAAGGCTTATACGTTATACCATTAATTACAAACCTATCTTGTTCCCAATTAAAATCCCAATAACCCTCCGGTGTAAGATAACCGATTTGTTCTATATAAGATTTAGAAATTAGTATTGATAAGTTTTCGTCATCCAATTCTCCTGAGATGGTTGCCTTGTTGATAGGCCAGTTTCTGAAAGCATTGTAGTAACACAATGCTTCGATTTGGATGTTATAATATTTAGGTATACTGTCTTCGGCATGACTGAGAAGCTGATTAACATGTTTGGCCCAAGTTATGGTTTGTCTACCAGCATCCCAATCTAAGAAGTCAGTGATAATTTTCTTGTATCTATCCCAAGAGCGGTTCTTTACCATTCTCCAGGGTTCTTTTGTCATAACTTAGTTAAGATTGATTTCTTACCACCTTTTACTGGAGCACTTGGGTTGGGTCCATCTAATACTCCAGGTTGCCTTCTGTTAACTACTTTGGGAACTACGGTTCTGAATACTTCATCACAGAACGGTAAGTAGATTTCCAATCGTGAAGCTAACATACAAAGGTTCTTTCTTAATTCATCTATTAATCCACCCGGTTGCATTGCTTGAGAAAGTGTTTTCCATAGGGAACTTGTAGCATCTGCCAAGGTATCATAATATTGCACTTCAGTGGGCCCAGTAGTGATTTGTTTTATCCTATCACCTCGGGCAAGTTCGGGTTTAGAAGTACCATCACCAGTTTGTTCTTTGGTAGAAGTTAATTGACTTAGGTATTCTGAAGTACTTGTTAATAGATTAAGTATCTTCACATTGAGAAAATCCCAGGCAGCCAATTCCATTATTAATTGGTTTTCTAGTGCTTCATACCATAATTCATCTGTATACTTATCTGGTGCAATTGTATGGTTTACTAGAGGTCCAATGTAATATTGCCACTTAGTGATGTAAATAGATTTCTCTTCCCTGGTCATCCCATCAGATATTTCTGAAGGGATATAATGGTCGATTAAGTTATATATTGTATCGGCTAATGCCGTATGCCCATAATCACAAACTACCAGAGTCTTATCTACGGTGATATCTAAACCGCTAGAGTTAGTTACATGTAATGTTACGGTATAGAAACCGGGAGTTTCATAAGAATAGGAAACATGTCTTCCACCATTGAAAACCTCTCCCTTATCATCGCCAAAGTCCCAGTCAAAAATAGATTTGGCCGGGACTTTGGATATGACTCTGAATGAAACTTCCAGACCTGACGTAACGTACAAAAAGTCCAGATTGTTATTCATATTAGTCTGTCTTATGTAATTTTCATAGATTACCCTTTAGAAGAGGATTCGAATTCTTCTAGCAAAGCCTGAAGAATTGTTTCTACTGTATCATCTTTCTCGGCAACGATTTCATGAAGACCTGCTACCAGTTTCAGTTCTTCCAGGGAATATCCCTTTGCAAGTTTTTCAATAGTCATGCCTTTCTTGAACTGAGCATTCAGTCTCTTATTCAACTTTTCGATGTCGGCCTCTGAATACTTTTCGATTTCTGATTTATCAGCAATGATAATCAGATGGCCAGAGGCAATTGCCTTCTGAATCTTTGGTGCACGGAATTGACGACGGGAGAGTTCCTTGTCTTCTCCTCTACAAACGGTAATACCGGTTGATTGGTCATGAAAACTGTAAGCTCTTGGTCCCACAGTTACTGTATATTTATCTTTAGCCATATTTCCTAAGATTTAAAAATGATTAAAGAGAGGATAGGTCTTTTTAGTTACCTACCCTCTCAGGGAATTTATATAGATGAAACCGGACGTCCCTTATTATTCTAGGTTAACCATCAAATATGGGTCTACGTTCATGAACTCGGGGAAGCCGAATTCTGAGAACTTCTTGTCGGCAGCCAGCAACAGAGTTGCATCCTGGTACATCTTAGAGAAGCCAGTAGTCAAGCTTGCATAGATTGCCTGAGTCTGGTTAGAAACGATTCTTTCAGATTCAAGCATCAACTGACGAGCAGTAAGCTTAATCAAGGCAGCAGATGTATCAATCAACAACAACTGTTGGTCGGGTGTACCCGGGTGAATGTAGAAGTCAGCATTCTTGGGAACAGGAGACTTAACATTCAGGGTAGCTTCTGTAGTACCAGAGTGACGATCCTTGAATTCCGGCAAGTTCAGCATTTCGATTGCCTGGTCTTCACCACCAATCATAGTTTGGAAGTTACGTCCCATACGAGCAGCACGTACCCAAATATGCAGAAGGTCTTTGTAAGTGATACCGTTAGTTGTTTCGTATACACCGATTACCGGGGCAGACTCAGAGCCATCAGGGTTGTTACCATTGATAGCAACGTCCATAGCCAGAGTATCCAGAGCATAACCCAACTGAACACCAAAATCACGAAGGTAGATTCCCAAGACATCGAGCGAAACATAGTTACGAACTTCATCAGTAAGTTTGAAACCTTTTCCGATCTTGAAGAGGCTAACCGATTTCTGTCCGAAGCTAACATCACCCAATGGGATAGTTTCTGCCTCATTAACCTTTGCAGGAGCAGCATCCGACATGTTAACCATCGGCATGATTGCTTGCAAACCATTGATTGGTTGGTCAGATGCAATGATATTCGGATAGAACGGAGCCTGGTGCATACCCAATGTGATAGCAGCACGAATGATTTCCGGAACAATCCAACGAATATTCTGTTGGGGCATTGTAAAGATGTTCTGCATCGTGTCCACTTTTGGATTGATGCCCATCTTTTCAAAAAGTTCATCTTCTGAAATACCCCATTTACCGGTAACCAATTCTCCAAAAGTTACCTCTACAGGCTTCTTGTCCTGTGAACCGGAACGAACAGCTTCCAAGCTTCTTACCATTTCCGGCAGCTCTTTCATAAAATCCTGAGCCTTCAACTTTGTAATATCTATTTTACTTTCCATAACTTCTTTTCTCTTATTTGATGAGTACTTGAATTACCTCATTTGCTTCTTCTGCAGGATTAAGGGCAATGAACTGGGTTGAAGTTGCTTGGCTAGCTTTTACGAATCTATCGTTAAGCAATTCTCCATCGGGAGTTACATAGCCAGCTTCGATATTTCCGTTTGATACCCAGTTACAAATCATGTAACCTTCCATAGCTACTGTTACCTCTACCGGGAAATCTCTTTGAGGTTGATAAGCAGGGTTAACGTTATCCGTTACTGCTACACCCAAATAAACTTGAGTAGCTACATCAGTGCAAGGGTAAATCAAACCTTCTTCATTCAAAGCCACTGGCATACCCTGTACGATTTTCTCTCCAGCTTCAACATTGAAAGCCTGGTGCAATTTGTGTGACTCACTTTTGTAAATCACCGCTCTCGGGGTTCTTTCCCCAAAGAGAGTAAGTTGCTGAGGGTCGTTTACGATTTTAGTTTTTTCCATAACGCGGATTATTTATATTAGTTATTTGATTTTGTTTCGATACAAGTTATCGATTACATTCTTAGTACTCGGAGATTCTGAATTCAGTTGGGTACTGATACCCTGGGTTCCAGTTTTACCCTCGGTATCATCCTCAGCAATTGAGGAAGCACGGTTGACGTCCTTAGAACCACATTTTGAGCAAGTGAGAGGGAACTTCTCTTCCAAGCGAGCTTGGTAATCCTTGGTCAAGGAAATAAGAGTAGTAATACCAGTAGTCTCGGCATTGAGCATCGTAACGATTGTCTCATCTACCTTATCACCCATTAACTTCTTGTAGGTTTCTACGGCATTTTCACGTAGAGAAGCAATGTGATTCTTTCCTACGGTTGCCATTTCCTTCAAGTTAGCTACTTCGGCATTCAAGTTGGTAATCTGTTCCGTAAGAGAAGTTTTCTCTGTAGTAAGATTATCTACCGAAGTTTGCAATTCGTTTCTGGATGATACCAAAGTCTGAATGCAGGCAATTACATTTTCCTGATTCATCTCTTTACCTTCTTCCAGGGTAAGCATGTTATCCCCAAAAAGGCTTTCAAGAAATTTTTGTAATTCGTTCATGTTATCTTTATTTGAATGATTATCATTGGCATCATTATCATTAAAAGAACCCTGAGTATCGTTTTTTTCTTGATATGATGTTAAATCTGATTTATAATCAGTAAAGAAGTATTGCTTCGATTTATCATCTCTGTATTCTTCATAAGATGCCCAAGTTCTTTTGGCAAAGGTTGGGTTAATGATTTTACCATCCGAACCAATTTTCTGGGCAAATGAATCAGCACCATGTGAAACTAGTGAGGTCTCAAGGTAACGAACAATTTCAGTAACAATTCTACGTACCATAACTCCCTTAGAGTCATAAGTACCCAGTTTCTGATAAAATTCGTTATCTTCCATTTGGGGATGGGATTTATCCCACTTAAATTGTACAGTAACTGAATTACTATGAATTGAAGGAGGTTCCATAAGGATGCCTCTAGCAATTCTTGGGTTTGCCTTACCATCGATTTTCAGAATACCATTGATACCAGCGGGTATAGTAAAGCTACCGTCTTTGTAGGATTCCTGCCACATTACTTGTGATACAGCACCAATAGCATTACCAATGTTGGTTTCATGGTCACAGTTTACTGTTTGACCAAGCAACATCTTCATAGAAGCCTTTAGTACTCCATTCTGACCAAAGTCTGTCGGGTTCCAATTCTTAGATACAATCGTTTCTGAAAGTAATCGGAACATAGGTTCGATAAACTCTTCATCCTTTGGAGTTAATTCCGATTTATCCAGGTTAGGGTAATAGGTATTATAATCTATATCCCCTCCCCAAAATCCAAATTGAGCAATGGTGTCCAGTGTAGGATTCTTCCATTTGTAATAATTCTCGGAGAAAGTCTGGGCTCCCACTGCTTCTGGGATATACCCAGCCATAATGGTATGGCCTTGACCTATCACCATAGAATCAAGATGCTCTTTGTTTTTCTTTGTGAATTTAATCATCTTGCTTTAATATTTTGGTCTCCTCGAGAAGGAGCCGGGTTTGTCTTATCTCTTGACCTACGAGCAGATTGGTTTTTATCATCCTGTCTTTGTTTCTTCTTGGTACCCTCTTGTGGGTCTGTATTACCACCCTTAGCAAATTGGTCCTCAAGTGAAACTCTTGGTTCCTTTTCATCTGGTGAATCATAACCCATTGCCCAAGCATATTGCTCTTGGCTAATGATACCTGCCTTATACAATAAGTCAAGGTTCTGTATCTTATACTGAAGACCTTGTTGGATTTTAACTTCATCAGAAACTGTAGAAGTTCCCCAATCAATCTTCATCCCCTTATTATTAAAGCCTGCCAGACGCAGTTCTAGAGAATAAAGTCGGTCCAATACATAAGCTACAAGCATTTGGATATTTTTTAACTGGCTAATCATCTTAGACAGCATTATACCAGTTGCACCTTCACCAGTAGTAGATGATACCCCAATGATAGAGCCATTAACCCCCAACCCATTTGCTACAGATTGTTGGTTCATATTCCAAGGCTTCTCGATATTACCGAGCTCCTTAGTAGTAGAATTTAGTTTGAATTCATGGTCATCTATGTAACCAGCAACTACTCCATCCTTCATACCCTCTTTAACATTACGTTTAAGGATATTAAGTTCATGGTATAATCGGGATTCATAAGCTTTTATACTCTCATTTGGTCTTTGTGGAGATTTCTGCATCTTAGCTTCTAAGAAACCAACCATACCACAAATCTCCATGATATGTTTGAAGTTAACCTTCATGTCATTCTGACCCTTGAGAGAATCCAATGCAGGCATAAATGGAGGAACTCCATAAGGTTCATCCGTATCATTGAACATACCAACATAGAAATAGGTTTCTGGGTTAAGCTTAATGTAATCTTGTTGCTTAACAAAGAAATTTATATTCTTTTGGTAAGGAGCATACACCCCATTTAATTCACGTTTAAACTTGATGTGTTCTGGCTTAAGGAATAATACAGTAGCCAAACCATCAAGCTTATCATTTGGTACTCCTTCTACGGATATTGCCCCACTTACAAGAAGTTGAACAATCATTTTATTAACTAAACCATCTATACCAGCAGTATATCTGGTCCATCCCTTGGTGGCTTTCTTAAGATGTTCTCTCATCTTTGAAGCCTCTTCATCGGTATTATTAGGGAAAGTTACTGTATGACTGGTGTTAGCTAACTTAAACATATCTTGCAATGCAATGCCCATATCAGGATTTACCTTATATAAATCCCGAATTAAAGGTATCACATCAACACGAAAAGAGGGTTCAACTAATTTAGTCAACCCTTGTAATGATGTAATTAAGTTATCGCTATCATCGTCAACTGAAACCCTACCAGGCGAAATCGATGTGGCAGGCTTTTCCTCTTTATTAGAGGATGTACCATTCTTGGGAGGGTCCTTCTTACGTCCCCAACCCCAACTAAAATTGAAGTACTTTTTCATCTTGGTTGTACGATTACGTTAGTTTTTCCTTTCCTTATGTGATTACATATTGCTTTTCCAAAGATATCATCATCGGCATATACATCTCCTTCAAGGTCTACATCTACCGCTGAATTGTTAGCCCTATGTTTACCCATTGCAACAGGTCTACCTAAACCATCATAGATGAAAGTATAAGCTTCTTGTACAAAGAATGGGTCCTTAATGATTACATGATCTAATCGAATATCTTCTTCCAAGTTCTCTATTATCACTGAACGATTCTTTTGGGTGGTTAACCAACCAGGGGATTTATCCATTTCAGGTCTACTTTTACCTTTTTTCTTTAGCATCTTCTGGTAGTAGTAAAGGTTAGGGTAACCTTCGTCTTGAAGCTTAGAAGTTACTGATAAACCAACGTCATTGGATTCTGGAGCTATTACTGCCCAGTTAAACAACTTCCCAGTATCACCAAGTAACTTAGCATAAGCTCCCACTGCCATTCTTCCCTTATATACTACTTGTTCTTCTCCTAGCTTATCCATACAAGTAAATGAAGAGTAGTCAGAAGCTCTACCAGTTGAAACGTCTGCACCAATGAAATATTCTTTATCTGATTCGGGTTCACAGAATTGTCGGTATTGACCATTAAATCTCTTCTTAATAACTGGGTAATCATTAAGGCAGTCTTCGATAGCTTTAATATCGGCTAAGTCGAAGACTGTATTACCAGATGATAAGAAGTCACCATCAATTTCTTGTGCAGTTCGTTTTGCTCCCAAAGCAGAAGACATTTGGTTATACCAATTGATATCTCGTTCTGGGTGCATTTGCCAGTATAATCGAATTGGGTTAAAAGGATTACCTCCTGCAATGGCATCTACCCAAGTTGAGTGATAGAAATTACCAACTCCATAGGGAGTGGAATTGACGATGGCAGCTCCACCAGTGGAAAGAGTGGGAAATGCAGCAGCCCAAATTTGAGCAGCCCATCTTACTACTGCTGCCTCGTCAATTACCAGAAGAGAAAGGGATTCCGAACGACCGGCTTCGGATGATGTCGGAATTGATTCAATAAATGACCCATTATCAAATTCTATCATGGAAGCAGAACCGTATTCTCCAGCTCTACCATTGATTATGGGAGTTTGAAGGTACCATGGAAGATTCTTGTACATGAACTTAATCTTCTTAAGCACCTTCTTAGCAGTTGTGTCTTTGATAGAGATAATGTTTATCTTTTTGTTGGGATGGTACATCGCCAACCAAAGACAGTACATAGAAATAAGTTCTGTAATTCCTGCCTGACGGAATTTGAGAATGATATTGAATCGTTGGGCAAGGAAATTGTAGAGAACTGATTTCTGAAATGGGTATAAATCAAATCTTACCTTTCCTCTTACGGGATGTATCACATAGCAAAAAAGGCTAAAAAAGAAAACATCACTAGAAACTCGGGATAAGTTTGATAGCTCTTCTCGAGTTAAAGTAGTTCTAGTTTCTGAGATAGTCTTTGCCATTACTTAAAAGTTATACGTTATTTGAAATTCGATGTCAGTACCTATACCAGATTTTATCTTCGGATAGTAAAAGGTATTGACTCCGAGTTTGTAATTAAATCTCTTAGTCTTGATTGAAAGACCAGCTCCCATATCGAAGAGATTATTGAAAGGTCTGTATTTGCCATAAACGTATGGACTAAGTGATAACCTTGCAACTTTCTTTCGAGTTAATTGACCTTCATACCAGTTGTAGTTGTACTTATCTAAGTCGATTGGGAATAGTCTAGTTGAATAAGTGTTAGTCTCCTTATTGAACAGACTTAAGTTCAACTTATCTTTCTTCAAAACAATTTGAACCAGGGAATCTTGGTTACTGATAACTGGCTGCCTTAGCATGGAATCAGGAAAGAGAGTTGGCTGCTTATTATCATGAACTAAGATTTTACCTGGTTCAATTTTTTCTGAGTACTTCTTCTCTGGTTTGAAGGGTTTCTCTGTGTATACTGTATCTGGGATTTCATTGACCGCTAGTTCCAGGGAATCAACCTCTCGAGAAAGTTTGTAATTCCTGAAGCAAAGGTAAATAGTAAATCCTAGAAATACAATAAACAAGGCCCTCTTAAATGTCTTCATACTTGATGAATTTCTTAATCTTACTCTTCAACCAATAACGTTCTACTGGACTTAAGTTTGACTTAATGATGTGGAACTTGAATTGAAAAGTACTTTTGGTTTCAATAATCTCAAAACGTATCGAAGGTAAATTCCGATAAATAATCCGAAAGAACTTAAGGATGTTGTTAATGTTCAATTCGGTAATTGGGTACTTTGCATTAATCATTCTCATAATCCGATGTATTAAGTTTTCAAATTGAAATAGTCGCACGCTTTAATGATACTATCTATTCGGTAATCGCTTAGCGATTACCTTTATCGAACGAAGTGAGATAATATCCAAATATACTACTTACGATATGATATATGAATAGCTATATATACGCAGATAAATATATAGATATATATACGTAGTATATTATATATCTATATATTTCAAGGCACCCCAGAAACTTATATATAAGACTTTATATATAAAGCTGAAACTCAAGGTTTCTTGGTATTTGCCTTTTTGAGGCATTTTTTGAACCAAATACCTATTTCCCCTACTGCCCCTTTGGCAATTGTATACCTTGCCTTGTTAAGCCAGTAATGGTAATCCTTAAAATCACCTTCGAAGGTATCACCATTCTTGTGAAGGTAAATTTCGAATTTATCGGGGAATCCCATAATTGCCTTGAAGTCTTCGATTCCCAAAGGGTAGCCATCTGGTCTAAATTGCCTATCTGCAGGTCTGAGAGTTAATGGTGGTTTATCATACTCCAATCGATATACTCCTGGGAGAGTACTCATCTTTGCAGTTTTGATAGGCCACTTCTTTTCATCTTTAAAATCTCTAACCCAGAGTCTATGTATCTTTGCTACTGTAAGATTCTTCTTTTCAGGAAGCTTCCGATAGTCATACATTGCCAGAGTTTTACTCATAAACGGGATCTGGTTAGTATTATTTTCCTGAGAGAATGTGAGTGGTTTTAGTAGATTTCTAGTAGTTGTTGGAGTTTTTACTTGAAATACTTCATCAAAAGCATTCAAATATTTCTTACCCGTTTTTCTATGTACTCCAATGATAAGTAATCTCTTTCGTGATAACTGTGAGTTACCGTAGTCAGAAACGCTTCTTTCGTGAAAAATAAGTTTATAGTCTTCAAGAGTTTTTTGAAGATATTCCTTTGGGAGCAAAGATAGCAAACGAGGTAAGTTTTCAATAAGAAATATCTTAGGTTTATAATGTAAGATTGATTGAATTACTAGATTCAGGGATTTATTCTCTTGGGGATTGCCCAATTCTTTTACTTTTGAAAGCCTCATAATAGAAGATGCTCCACAGTCTGGACTTGAAAGTATGATGTCTGGCTTACAATCTGGGAAGGTTTCATCTTTATAATATGGTATACCACCAAAGTTCAATTTCCACTGCTCTAAGCCTTTAGTATAAAATACTCCTCGAGTTTCTATATTAGCTATCAAATTCTTTCTAAAAGGGAACAAAAGGATGCCTGCACCAGCAGACACCCCTAATACTTTTAATTTTTTCATTTCTTGTAGCTTCTCAATTTAATGCACTTAATCCAAGCAAATGGCTTACGGTCTTCCAAGTAACTCAGATTCTTATCATTATTGTGGGCTTCTTCTTCGAAACTTACATCATGATATCTTTCGTTCTGTTTATCCCACTTGGCAAAGCACAGGATAATTAGGTATTCAATAACATACCAAAGGTAGAAGAATCCAAAAGTCAGAGCCACTACCCACCAAAAGGATATACCGAATGATAACCAAAGTATGATACCGAGTACTAAACCCACTATACTACATTCAATCTGTTGTATCTGATGAATACACTCGTGATTGATATCATCGGGTTTACACTCTTCTACTTTGTGTTTGAAGAATGAGTTATACACCAGAGTAATTGCTTTGTAACTGGGGAAAAGAAATACTTTTGCTACCCAGCTGTTAAAATGACATCTTTTCATAATTTACCTTTAAAGTTTTCGTAAGCATTTCTTAGTTTTTGGTCGTAGGCATTCTGGGCATACCCGGGACCATTGTATTTTCTGGCAAAGCCAGCCCAGTCCTTTTCTTTGAGATTACTCAAACAACCAGAGTTTTTCATGAAATAATACATGAGTTCTAGTTGATTTGCATGAGATTCTGACATCTTATGAACGAATTCGAAGACATCTTTACATTCACAGAGGTTGTGATTGAACCCACAAATCTGGAACATACCCCAACTTGCAGACTTCAATGCACATTCTTCGTCAATTTCTTTGGCTAATTCGAGTCTTTTGTACTCGTGTACACCTCCCAAGTACTTCGATTTATTCCATTTAGGGAAGAAAATCGTAGAATATCTCTTACAAAGGTAAGATAAATCTCTGTCAGGGAATTTCTTATGTACTTCTTTGTACATAATGTGACCCTCAAAGAGGATTTGAGGCCTACCATCAGCTAAAAACCCATCTCTACCTGCTGCTTCTACCAATTGAACGGCTTTCAATAGAGCAGGTTCTAGACCTAAGCGAATAGCAAGGTCTTTAATCATTTCATTTGTTAATTTATCCATAACTTATCAGTTTTAATGGTTCAATTTTAGTAACAAAAGTATTGCTTATAACCCATTTTCAATATGTTTCGAGGTTCTATTATCATATATAACTTATAAAATAATGCAATATGGGCAAGAAAAATGAATGCCAGATATGTGGCAAACCAATTAATTTAGAGGAATTCGATGAAACTAGAGAGATTCCCCAACTTATGGCAAGAAAACAAGTTTGTTTTAAATGTGCTTTTTGGTTTAATCGATTAGCTTATGATAAAGAACTTGAAAAAGAGAAGAAAATTGCCGTAATTACTCCCGATTATTCCCATTGGATAACTAGAATACCGGGAAGTATTTTAATGGTACCTTCTGCTTTTGGGGGAATTTACCAAACTAAACTCCAACCAGTAAACACACTTGGTGTTATAGATGAAGACCGAGAGAAACTTTTCATTATCCGTTATAATAACATCACTCACCAAGGTACTATACCGGAGCATCTAAGAGATGCTTTTAAAGTAAACGGAATATTTCTATCTCCACAGGAATACAAAATGCTAGAGGATTACCGGGGCAATGCCTATGAATTTATAAAAAATAGAATAGATAATGCAATAAATAAGAAATAATTTCGTATATTTGCATAAAGAAAAATTCTTAATAAATAAAGATATGAAAAAAGAAAAGAAAGAAATCAAAAAGCTTAAAGAGGGGGATGAGGTTCTCTTCACATTATCTGGAAGACCCATCATTGAGAAAGTTACAGTGGAATCTATTGATAAAAAAGGTGGATTCGCAATGCTCAGTAACCGAGTAAAAGTTGCAAGAACCTTGGGTCCTGATGATACATACCCAAGATTGGATGGGCAAAAGGGGGAAATTCTTCCACTCACCGAAGAAAATGAAAGAGTATTCCTTGCATACAAGGCATATTTCTCAATTAAGAGAAACATAGAACTCCTTGATAAGGAAATTAGAAGTATGAAAGATTCGAAAGCTTTCGATATGATGATTGATTTCGATAAGAAGCTAACCAAGATAGTTAACAAATACCTCAAAGAACAATGACTACTGTATTAGCAATAATTTATTTGGTATGCTTACCGTTCACTGTATTTTTTGTAAGGGCTTGCTTGGATTATTTACCCTATACTCACAAAATACACTCTCTCGTTTTATTCATCTCGGTATGGATAGTATTACCTCTATTTCCAATTTATCTATTAATCAGATACATAAAATACAAATTACTATGAGATACTTTTTTGACAGAGATGGTAATTATGCTGGGTCATCAATGCAAGGGTGGGAGATTCTTCTCCTACTCTTGTTCCCAGTTGCTTTAATAATCTTCTTCGTATTCTTACCTTTCTTCATATTATATAAGTATGATTCTAGAGAAGAAGATAAAAAATACGAAGAAGAACATCCAGAAATACTAAAAGTAGATTCTTATATTACTTGCTGGTATCCCTGGCATAGATATTCTGTTGCATATACACTGGCTCTTATATTCTGGGTAATTGCTTTTATAATTGGGATATTATCTTAATACAGGTATTAAGTTGGAGCTACCCAATAAAAATCCAAATCTAATGGATATTTTTTAGTGGGGTTAAACCTACTGGAGAGTATAGGAGTATCACTGCTAGCAGAGGGAGTTGAAACTTTTGTAAGAGCATAGGAACCCAATCCAGTTGTTTTTGTTGTAAAGTATGAATTACTTGGTAAATCGTAGCTAGTCATAAAAGCATCACCATTCTTATCAAGGCAGGACCAAGACAACATTTGGAAATTTCCCGGGTACAGGTTAGCAATATAGACATTAATAGCATATCTATTTTTATTTACTATCCAATTCTTATTATCTCTGTTACTATCAGCCATAGATCCACCTTCGCCACTAATACTGGTAGTAACCTTAAAAAAAGCACCCATGTCTATTCCACTGGTGGTTATAGGATTAAAACGTATTTCCCAATGTTCTCTTTCTTCGGGAGTAGTAAGGTGTAGATTTATTTTATTACCAGATTCATTTTGTGTAAATATACAAAGCCCAGAAGTACCGGCACCTCGTGCAGTAATCTGAATAACATTGCTACTTTTGTCTTCCTCCAGAAGATAGTCCGGGTTATTGATGCTAGCAGAATAACCAACTTCAATAACCCCGGACGATTTGCCATTTACATACTTACGCTTTTGAGATTGTATTGTCCATCTCTCAGAGTTTCCCCGTTTTATTTCTGCATATACCTCTTGGGTAGATCTCTCCTCCCCCCCCCTAATTTAAGAACTTTATTTTCCATAATGTATAATGTTTTTAGATTGATACTGTTCCTCCTGCACTTGGTACTATAAATGACCCCTCTAATATCCAGGTAGCACTTGATTTAGTATATACATCTACTTTATCTCCAGTAGTACATTCTATTCGAGAAGCTGGTTCTGAGTCATTGGCCTGGAATGGAATCATTATAGTAGCAGTACCAGTTGCTGAGATACCCTGTATATACGACTGATCTGAAAATGATGTATTCCGTGGCTTAGCTCCCTTGCCAAAGAGATAGTAGCCTCTATCTGTGGGCAATCCAGAGAGAGTGAATGTTGAAGCCATTAGAGCTACTTGAGTTACTGGTATACTAAGGTTACCATCCCCACAGGTTAAGAAGATATGCCCTGAACGGTTAGCTCCAGTTGGATTACTCGATAAAGCAGTCAGGGTTAACCTGTAATGGTTCTCAGGAGAATCCATTGCCTCAATGGATACTGAGCACCAAGTGGGAGCATTACCCACATGGGGAGTTTCTGGCTTTTTAGACCCATCACTACCCTTTAAATAGGCCATCACAATGATTTGAGCAGTACTACTTTTAATACCACCTAAAGGCAATGTGTTTGAAACCATTTTTATGTATCCAGTATAGGTTACACCGGATTCCTGAGTTACTGTGAGATTGATTTTGTTACCAGATCCATCCTGGTAAAATATCAGAGTAGTAGACCTTGAGGACCCAGTATTTTCTGAATAGTTAATTTTTACATCTAAGTAACCATCTCCAACGGTAACTCCTCCCCAAGTAGCCCAACTTACGGAGGCTGAGCCCAAAGTACAAGAGGGTGTAGAGGTTGAAACTACTTTGCCATTTACCAGTTTCTTTTTGAGGGAAGTGATACGGTAGGTTATAGTACCACCCTCTGAAGATACAGTACCTGTATCTGTAATTGCACGGGCTAGTTTGAATGATGTTTTTTCTTCCATATCTTTATAAGTTTTTGGTTTATAGAAAGAACTTTGATATTGTAATCTGCCAGAGGGATAAGGTGGATGAGAGCCAGGGATGTTAGGTCTCTGGCTTCTTTGTGTGTTGTGTGAGTATGTGTGGTGTGGGATATCTGGGCATGCCCTTATCATGAAGAGTGATTTTTGTGGGGTAGTAAAATATGTAATTTGCCTTCAAGGTACCCCTTAATGCGAAAGCTTCGAAAGTTGTGGTATTAAATGGGGCGTACGGTTCTGTTAAATTTAACCTTCAAAAATGAAAAGTAAGGGACAAACTTTTATGTTTGTCCCTTTGCTTTCTCAATTATTTACTAAATGATTATTTAGATTCTCTTCAAATTGTTCATTTAAACAATAGCATAAGTATAGTAAAAAAGTTTTGAAAGAAAATTCTTTATAAATTGTATATTCAATCTCATTTAAATAGTCCATGCTTATTTGTTCAATCAATAGAAATTGCTCTACATTAATCAATTGAAAAGTCTGTACGTCAATAACAGTAGATATTATTCTATGATTCGGTTTTAAAAGAATATAAACCACATATAAAGCACTAATAAAAACAGCTAATAAGATAACAAACAGAATTAATACCATAATAGTCTTATTTTTATGATAAGGAGTAAAATTTTACTCCTTATCTGATTTTGTTTTACTTCATTGATTTTTTCACGATTTCAAGCCCTTTTATTAGAATCGCTTTCTTTTCTTCTTTAGTATTTTCACTTGCAATAGAAGAGAAAGAAAAGTCATTTAAAACATAGACTTGTTTATAGAAGTCTATAAAACCCTCAATTAGTTTTTTATCTGCATTTGTTGCAATCGTAGAAAGGAAACTAAAAGTAATATTTCTGAACTTTTTTCGCAAAGATTTGATTTGCTTTTCGTTTGCTCCCAAAAACAACTCTTTCTTATAAATCTCTGTTTTTGTCCCTAAAGCTGTTTTAAAGAGTCCTTGATTTCTTTCTTTTGTGGACTTTAGAATGTCTAAAGCAATTAGACTATTTGCTTTACTGTTTGCCATTGCTTTTTCTACATTCACTTTGTTAATTTGATTCTTCATAATAAAAACGCTTGAATATTTTATTACTATTCTTTTTATGACCTTTTTGATAGATATTCAAGACTTATTAAACTATCTAATAAGGTTTGTTTCATTTCTGTATTGCAAAGATAAGAACTATTTTTTAATTAGCAAAATTTTCAGAGGAATAATTTCTTAAAAAGTTCTAATTAAAGGGTCATTCAAATATCGCTTTGTTTTTCTCACATTGCAAAGATACGAACTTTATTTTAATCTACAAACATTTTCAAGAAAAATTTTTGAGAAAATGAATAATTTTATTTTCAAAATTATTTTAGTGAAAAATTCATAAAATAGAAAATATTGTGCACCCTAAAAGGACTTAATATTTGCACTTAATTTTGGGGGTTCACAAGGGTAATTTTCACACGCCTTGTAGTGGGCATATATGATATGTATATGGGGTATTCCTATATAGCATACGCCTGTCCTCTAGGAAGTGTATTATATACATGTATATTAAAGACCATTAATGGGCTAAGGTGATAAAGGATTAAGGCCCTTAAGATATACCCCTCTATAAAACCCTTTGGTCCTAATTTAATAAGGCCATATAGGGACTACGGTAAGCCTATAGAGATTAGGATAGCCTATAGGGACTACGGTAAGCCTATAGAGATTAGGATAGCCTATAAGGGCTTACTAAGTTAGCGTAAGTAAAACCCAGATACCTTAGTTAGGCTCTGGGTTAATATATTAATCGAAGTATACCTGAAAGGTTATATACTTGATGTTGAAGGTAAAATCGGGTTCAATTTCCTCTGGGTCAGGGATTTCGGATGAGAATTCCATAATGCAATCATCTGTGTTAAGGTAGATGGATATTTCCTTAGCTTTCGATTGCATTAGTTCTGGCAATATCAAATCGAATTGTGAAAGGGAATTGGCAATGTAGGAGGCCCATGGATAATCCTTAGCGTAATTTATTAGGGCAAGGATGATGAGGTTTGAAATTCGATTAATTGTTTTCATACGTCTACTATTTAAAAGGTTATTATTACAAGGCAAATATAAGAATAATATATGCAATAACCTCAATTGCCTTGTGAGGGCCTTAATAGCCTTGAAGGTTAATTTGCCTTTATCCCTCTAAAATCCCCAGAGGCCATTAATGGAGATTGCCCTTTACCTTCCCTACCCTATTGCTTATATATTATATAATACCTAATGACTCTCGGTAATCTAGGTACCCCTAAATCACAAAATTGTCCTAGAATACAAAAGTTAATGCTAATATAAATACTAAGCAAATAAAATACAGAGTTACTAGGAATATTACCTAAATATGCCCCTTGAAGGCCTTAAATCCTATAAACCATTTAGCCCTAAAACCTAATATCCTATTACCTAATCCCAACCCAATACTTATTATATAATACATAATATAATAACTTGGTGAAGGTAATCAGGGGTAAATTGTGATGGCCATTAATCGACGATGTACTAAAGCTATACTACCTACATACATAGAAGCTACATAACATATCTGTATTATATAATCCCCTACCTTCGAATTACCTTGAATGCAATCTATAATATAATACATATAAAGGGTACTCAAGGCAATCGGATTTAGGGGCCCCTAATGGTCGGATTTTGTGTACCTTTTAGCCTTTTTGTGATTGCCTTTAAAGTGTGTAGTAGAGCTATATAGTATAGTGGCTATAGTGAGTTGAGTGGCTTTGTATAGTAAGGGTAAATTTGCCTAGCCTTGTTTGCCTAAATCCCCAAAACCCCCGGCGGGGTACCTTGATATATGTATTGGGTATTATTATATTAATAGATGGTACCTTAGTTATAGAGGGGATAGGTATTATATTGTATCTTAGTTATAGAGGGGGATAAGTAGATATTGTACCTTAGTTAGCGTTAGTATGATTTTGTTTTGTTTTTTGTGTTGGGTGGTGTGGGGGTACCTGGTATTTATTCGATTGGGTATACCTGTATGAG